CGTCTTCACCATTCGAGGCAAGCCCCCCCCCTTTCGACCTGGCACCCGGGTGGCGCGCGGCGCAGCCGCCTGGAAATGCGAACCCGCGCCGCGGCTTAGGTCAACTCACGGGGCGGGCGCCAGTGCCGTGCGGCTTACTTGAGAGTTGATCGAACCGGCATCGCGCCGCTCGATTGAATCGATCGGATTGCCTGATAGAAAAAACCGGCCCGCAGTGGCGCGCGCAGAGGAGGGATGCGACTAGCGCGCGGGCTGCGCCTGGCCGACTGCATCGGGCATGCCGACCGTCGGGCCGAAAGACTGGCGCCGGGCCTTAGCTGGCATGCGCTTTATATAGAGGGGGTCTGTCATCGGGCGCCGATCGGGCCCGGGTCTGTCATCCGGTTGACTGGTGCCACGCTATCGACGCAAGGGCCGATCTATGGGGGCATCAATCCGCAGAATGGCAGAAATGTACACCATGTGTCCCGCGGCTTATTCAAGTTTGAATCAGATGCGCGCGATCATCATTCCAAAATGTTGTGAATTCTTGGCTATCTTTTGTCTTGACCTTCACAACATTTTTGCCGATAGTCTAGTCATGCGCTGCACCTGGCGCACCTGACCTAGCAGACCTAGGCACGATCAAGCCCCGAGGGGCTAAGCATCAAGGATTGAACATCATGGCCCGTGCTACTCGCTCTGAATTCTCGGCATCGCTTGAACTGCAAGCCCTGCCGCGCGCTGGCGCCGATTGGCGCGCGCCCGCCCCGGTTCGTGCAAACCGCACCCAGCGGCAAGCCGCATCCGTGCATGCGCTGGCCATCATGGGCACACTGGGTGCCATCCGCGCCGCGGCTCGGTTCATCGGTCTTTCCTAACTCTAGGGGAACACCATGACATTCAAGAATGCTGCGCGCACCTTTGCCCTGTTTCTTGTGCTGTTCGCACTGGTGCAGGGTTTCGCAGTCACCATGCATGCAGCCGCTCGATTCAAGCCCGTGGACTGCGCGGCGCCGGAATCGGCGTGCACCTCGGCGCGGGAATGCGAGGCACTTTATAGCGGGCCCTGCGCCCGGTGAGCATTTCGATGGACCCGATCATTCAACGCCTGAAGCTGATCGAGAGCTTCGCCGCCGGCGAGGTCTGAACCCCTACCCCGCAATTTCAACGAAAGCACACCATGGCATCCAAGGTCTACCACGTGATGACCCCAGACGAGCTGCGCAAGTTCTGCGTAAAGCGCCTGCCAGCGCTGCATGTTGACTTGGTGGCCAACTTGACGCCGACCGAGTTCGTGAGGCTGATCGAGGCGGCCGAGGCCGTCGAGTTGTGAACGACTGGACTTCGTCTCCGACGATCGTTTCCCGCGGTGGGCTGTAGCCAGCGAGCGCATAGACGAAGTATTTGATCCCTGACTTGGCGGATGCCCCCGTGATGATGGCGGCCTGCTGAACGATCTTCTCGTATCGCTTGCCCAGCTTGCCTGCTGCGTTGGCCGCTGCGATGGCGTTGCAAATGTCATCATCAGTGCGGCTTCAAAGCCCTTCACAAGCGACGGCGGTTGTTCGGCCCCTCCGCTACCCCATTGAAAACTAAGGGGATTTTCAAGTTTCTTCACTGTTTCGGCCCCGACGAAATCGGCCATGGCCTGGCTACTGGTGAATCGAGCAAAGACGTTGCCGCGCGGCGAAATCCCAAGAGCGCGCGCCATGCCCGATTGACTGACAACCGCCGTTTTCCCGGGGTCGTTCAAAACGTAGCACTCAACATCGACACCAAGGTGCTCTTGCAACTCACCACCGATGGCATGCACGGCTACCCCAACGCGGTCGCAAAGCACTTCGGCGAGAACGTGGACTACGGCGTGCTGAACAAGACCTATGCGGCTGGCCCTGCCTTGTACGGGGACTTCTTCAGACTCCCGTAGTAAAGATTGAAGCCATCGATGTAGACGATGGTCTTCATTCTTTGATCCCGCAAAAAGCTAGGGCTCCATAAAGGAGCCCCGGCACCGCACGGACGAAGCCTTGCGGGAAGTAGTGAAACGGAGTATGCGGCTTCTTCTTGTGCATATCAACCCTTGTTGCAACTTTGCGACTGGAGATTGTGCGGAAAAGATCGCTTTGGTAGGGGTAATATTGCCCGACCGACGGTCCATTCGCTAAGATCAGGGTGCACCCGACGGGGCTTGAACCCGTACGCTTCCTAGGGCTTCGGTTTTAAAGACCGCTGTGTCTACCAGTTCCACCACGGATGCTTTGAACGGTGCTCACCGACGGCCTCTGACTCGTGTTCTTCCAAGGGGCACAGCGAGTCAGAGGCCTTTCTCATTCAGCCCCGGGTACGGCAAGCAGATCGCCGGGGCAGCAACTCTCTAAGGCCATCATGCACGCGGCGTTTCGGCCCGCGCTTTTTGCGGAGCTTCGCAAGGAGTATGGAGACAACCCCCCGAAGTCTGATGACTTCCTGCGGGCTTTCCTCCTAAAGCGGGGCTTCTTACTCAGCGTAGTAGACGTGCCGATCAAGACTTACCGCGATACAATGCTTATGGTCGAGGAGGCCCAGGCGGTTCTGGGTCAGGAGGCAGTCGCGTTGGAGACGACGCGAGCACTCGAAATCGACGAAGACGAGGAATCGATAGTGAATCAGGTTTCGATCGCCGCTCCGGCGGCGCAGGCTCACAGCGTTGTCGTGGCGCAGCCGCCGGCTGCGCTCACATCACCAGTCGCGCCAGACTATCTCGACGACGTGTACAAGCTCGGCGATGGGCGCGCGTTCATCCTGCGTTGGCCCGCGTCGCTGACCCAGGACGAGTTTGACGAGTTCAGCGACTGGATCGCTTTGCTTCAGCGGAAGATGAAGCGGGCGATACCCAAATCCGATCCGATTCAGTAAACCGATAGTGAAGCCCGCCTAGAGCGGGCTTTCTTTCGTCTGCGATCTACCGGCTTGTCCCCGCCAGTCTAATGCGCTGGGTTTGCTTTGTACATACTTCCGAAAACTTTACACCGCAAACTTCGGCTGCACAACAAAAACGTGGACGAGTGGTTTAGGCGTCGTTCGGGTCCAAGATCAATCCGGCGCGGATGAACACATCTTCCATCTTGTTTTGAGCCACGGTCTCGGTGCCGCCGCACACCTTGCGAAGCAACTGCTGGTCTCGATGTAGGGTGCTCTTGCTGCAGCCGTAGCTCTTTTCGATGGCCCGCAGTGACCACTCGGATTCGCGCTTGCTGCGGCGCAGGTTGAAGGCTCTGGCGCCCTCGTCAGGACGCTGGCGCACGCCTGGCGCGTAGATGCCCCACAGCAGGGCTTTGATCGCGCTCTGGTTGCCCGTCGTGCAGAGCGACCCGTAGTGCTGAGCCAACTCATGCACGCCGTTGCCGCGCGTCGTCTGATGGCCGAAGCGGGCGTGAATTGCAGCTCGCTCAACACCCTTCAAGTGTCCCTCGACTTGCGCGCGGATCATGGCGCTCTGAGCCCGCAGTTCGATCGGCTTCAGGTCGCCGCGGTTGACGCGCGGGTCTCTGGGCGCAGCGTCGGCTGCCTTGCCGTAGCGCTGCTCCATCAAGTCTTCGATCAGGCTTTGAGTTGAGCCTCGTACCGACATGGAAGTGAACTCCATGCCGAAAGCCGTGACCAAGGCTTCGCCTACCGTTGAGAACAGAGGATCTGAGTTGGCTGTGGTCATGGCGCCCCTTTGATGACACGGAAAGAAAGCACCCATACCCATGAGTCAGCGCCATCAGCCATGTTCGGGAACGGGCAACCTTCGGCCGTGGCATCGCCTCGGCTGATGTCGTTCAGGCGCTCCACGCGGACTTCGGTGATCTCGAGCGTGATGCGGCTGGCCCATCTCGGCATGAAGATTGACGGCCGCCACTTGTAGGCCGGTTCGTCCGGCCGAGGTGTCGCTGCGTACTCAATCCAACCGACGTCAGGCGTTGGGTTATTGCAGATGCGCCGCGCTCGGTCGTTGCCACTAACAACCTGCCAAGTCTCGCGGACCCATAGGCGGTCTCCGCGTGTGCCGTATGGGCAACACTTTCTCGCTTCATCAGACCCAATGTCATACACGCCAAGCGCTGACTTGCCGTTGTACGTGCCGCCGTCAGTCAAAAGCGTCGCGCCGCTCGGGTAGCGCGGGTCATCTTCAATTCCTATGATGGGCCCGCGTTCTGTGTTCACGGTGCGGCGCGTTTGAGTTTTAGCGCCAGACAGAATCGCACGCACCATTTCGGCCTTGAACAGGATTGGGCGCTCCTTCATTTCGTCTTCTCCTTCGCGGCCTTGGCCGCCGACATCCACTTCCACACCAGCGCTCTGCCGGCCTTGTAGTCCTTCGGGAAGGCGACATGAATGGCGGCCACCAATGCCTCGGCATCACCCTTGCTGGCAGCATAAGCACCAGGTCCGAAAGCCAGGCGCCGAGCCACGCAGCTATCGCAGGACTCGATGTAGACGCCGCTGCAGGCCATGCGCGTCTGCGCGGCTTCACAGGCTAGGCAGGTCATCATGCCGGCCCGACAAACCATTCAGCGTCAAGCCATTTCTCGCCGCCGCCGTTCAGAACCACCTTGATCATGATGCCGCTTTGTGATGGCTGCTCACGCTTCACCGCCATCACTTCAACCTCTGCCGGCAAACGGTTCCATTCGCGCTCCGTCCGGTTCCAAAGCGGTGATGGGACCAATGCGTCGCCACGCTTCACGGTCTTCATCCAGGCCTTAGACGTTCGCACAAGCCGCCTCCGATTCACTGATCGGAGCGGCTTTGATCAACTCGGTATCGCTGTTGTCAGCCACTTCGTTGAAGACCACCATTGTTGGCGTCGAACACGTCTTGGCGTCGTAGATATCCCAGTCGATGTCTCCCTTGCGGGCGTCAAGTCTCATGGGGCTTTCCTTTCTCGGCGAGTAGAAGCGCAACCAGTGCGATCTGCTGAGGGCTGGCGCAGCAGATTGGTTCGCCGGCTGGCGCCACCATGATCCAGTGTCCATCTGGAGCGGCTGCGCGCAACACGCGCATGGCCTCGGCGACAAGCGCTTCGCCGGCCTGCGTGGAATTCGCTTGAATCGTTTCGGCTGGCTTTTGCGACTTCCAATTGGTCTTGAAGATGCCGATGCCAGCCAACGCCACGGCCATCCAGAACAGGGTTTTGATCGTGCTGGAATCCATGATCAAGCACCAACCACTCTGACATCGCTGCCAGCATTTCTGCTCTCGGCAATCTTCAAGATGACCCGGCTGCCGGCGCTCTTAATGGTGTCGCGCGCCAGCCGGCCAAGGCACTCGTCGTAGGTGCACACCAAGGTGATGAGTGCGGCCTCAGCGGCGCGGTTCATGCGCATCGGCGCCGGCGGGCAGTCAATGGCCTCCACCAAGCCGTCGATCGCCTTGTTGATCATCGGCGTGTAGGTCTTGCCGTCGAGTTTTCCTGCATGCACCAGGGCTTCCGTCATGTTCAGGGCGTCCGCGCAATCCGCCCACTCTTCACGGCGGCCGCGCCCGACTCTCATCTCCCACAGCGCAGTGTGGATGCGAAGCGCGACACGCATGTGATCGGCGGCGGCAAGTGGCTGGGTACTCAGGCTCATGGGGCAATGCTCACGACACGAAACTTCCATTGGCCGAGGGTGATGATCTCACCCACAGTGATTGCAAACAAGTCACCCGGCTTGTCAATGACTACGGTGAAGCGGTGCCACTTTCCGCGGCCGCGCGGGGTGACCACCAGAGTCATTTTTGGGGCGCCTTCCAGTCCAACACAACCGGAGGCGGCGGTGGCGCCTTAGCCACACGCGGCCCGCGCTTTGCCTTGCGATCGGCAACCTCTTCAGGCGTCAGGCATGGCGCGCAAGCCAATGTTCCGTTCTTGAGATGACGGCGGCCGCCGACGTCCTTCGCTTTGCCGCATCGGCTGCACATGAAGGTCATGCCCATGCCGATGCCGGCCTGCAGCCATGTGGTTTCTCGCGCGTTGCCACGGCCGGTTTCGCTCATGTCTTCCACTCCAAAACATCCACATAGGCGCTGGCCACGATATAGCCACGCGATTTACCACGGCGCTTGACGACGACGAGTTTTTGTTCAAGCGCCTTCAGATGATCGGCGGCGGCATTTGCGCTGTGATAGCCAAACTTCTCAGCGATCTCGGCACACGTTGGATTGCACTGCGCCGCTAAACGGAAAGCGTTGATGAAACACAGAACCGTGTATTGAGTATCGGTGAGGCTCTCAATCATCTTGGCCCCTTTGCCTGCAGCGCGCGCCGCGCGTTCCATGCAGCCTGCACGTCGGCCGGCACTTCGTATTCCATCTGAGTCCAGAACTTGCGCTTCACCTCACGGGCCGTCAACAGGCCGCGGTCAATCAGCGGCTTCACCTGCTCGGGGAATGGCCGGTAACGGATCCTGTGGCCGATCGCATCGTTCCAGCCACCATGAGTCAGCAGTTGTTGCTGGAGTACCGTGAGGCCGTTGAAGTCGTAGGTCATGGCTGCCACACTATGTAGGTCTCGGTATTAGCACTTTCGCCCCTGTCGCTGGCCAGCAGAAGCATCGCTGCCTCGGTCCTGATCTTCATGTCCCAGCATGCCATCTTCGCGAAGCCATGCATGGCGGCGATGGGCAGCGCAGCTCGGGCAGCCATGTAGGTGGCCTGCGCGCGGCGCTGCACGTCAATCGCGTAGGCATGCCAGTCGGATGCATCAGCGAGGTTCACCACTGGCTCTCCGGTGCCACCACGTGCATGCTACGAGGCAGCATTTCACTTCGAATTGAGACGCGCAGCGCGCAATACTTGATGCGTGGGTCATCTTGTTGAACCAAGATGCACGGAGGCGATGCTCGCCAAAACCGCGGCGGCAGCGGCGCCTCTGGATGCATGCACAACTTGGCATGGCAATACTGACAATTGACGTTGGCGGTCATTCTTAACCCCCGGATTGAAACAAGTCAGCGGGCTCAAAGGCGGGCGACGCCGCAGCGAGTTGGCGCGGAATCGGTGTGACCGTGACGATCAGCCTGGCTTCACCGTCGGGGACCATGCGGCGCAGCAGGATGCCGCGGAACATGCTGTCGTCGGTGATGAGGATTCCGTTCATCGCATCCGAAAGCACCTTTTCTACATTCCCGAGGTCAATGGCCTGCACGGTGTCATCCCAGCAGTCTGGATCCAGGCGCTGCCGCTTCTTCCAATCAAGCGGGAGCTTCGGGTACATGTCCACGGTCAGTGCCACACGGCCCTTGATGGGTTCCGTCACTCCGTACTGCCTGGCAATCCACGCAACCTCTTCCTTGTAGGCTTTCGCCTCAGGCGTCACGTAGGTCATTGCCATCCACTTGCCGGTGGCCTTGACCTTCACGACACGGTGAGCCCAATAGCGGTTTGCTGAAACTGCCATGGGCAACTTCATCACGATCGGCTGCGCCGTCACCACCACAGCCTCCCGTGGCCGAACGCCCAAATGAAGTACAGCACGGCCGGCATGACGATCCACCAGCCAACCCACTCGAACACCGTGATGACGCCGATGAAGCCAAGCACGAAGCCCACGGCAATCAGGAAGATCACAAAGAACGGAGACGGAACTTCGTAGAGGTCACGGCGTTTCACGGCATCACCTTATTCAAAAACCGCTTCAGTTTCACGGCCTCTTCTGGGCCAAAGCGAATGACCTGGTCCTGCTGCAAAACGATGAGTTCACCGTTGCTGTAGAAGCCGTAGATGGGCTCCGGTGGTTCCTCATCTCTGAGTTCGTCTTGGAGTTCGTCGTCGGGCTGCGCGTGAAGCAGGCGGTTGACAATCTCGTCGTGCTCGGCATCTTCTTCAAGCGTTGGTTCGTTTGCCTTCAGGGGCAGGAACTGCGGGATCTGTTCGATGCCTGCCGCTGCGCCCGTAGTCGTGTTCTCAGTTGTCAACGATGGCTTGACAACTGCCGGCGTCACGCCATCCGGCATGAGGCCGCGAAGCCAGCCGGCGCCGCTGCGCTCACCTGCTGCGGCGGAGTTCTCGAGTCGGTAGAACATCTGATCGCCGCGGCTGACCCGCCGCACAAGGTTTGCCTTCACCGGCATTGCCATGGCGCCGTGCAGCACGCTGCGGTCAATGTCTAGGGAATCGGCAAGTTCGAACTCTTCGACCTCACCCAAGCCAGTCAAGTGCGCAATGGCTCGCTCAGCGTGGCTGCCAGGCCGCGGCACGTAACGAGGCATGGTCACAGCGAAGCCCCCAACTCAAAGACGGAACGAACAGGCTTGAGGCCATCGAAGTAGCTGTCAACGTTTTTTGGCCGCTGGGGGTGCGGCCTCACCTGCTTGTCAATCGGGTAAAAACGCGACCGGATCACGCGGCCCGAGAAGGTTTCCTCAAAGAACTTCTCGCGGCGATACCATCCGGCCGCCATCCCAGAGTTCATCAACTTGCTTGCCGGCGAGTTGCCGGGTGGTGCGCCGAACTTTTGCTCGGCTTCCTCGGCTGTCATGCCCACGTTTGCGGCCAAACAGTGGGCATGGACCGCCGCGCTCCACTTGCCCAACCCGTTTCTCATGCTTTCTCCTGTTTTTGTTGGCTGAAGTTTTGTTCAAAGGCCCGCCAGTGCATTGTGTTGACTTCGGCTCCTTTGAAGCGGAAGTATGTACTTGACGCCACACAACAAAAGCGCGATGATTCATCCATTCCAGGAGAAACATCGTGGCTGCAATCGACCAGAAGCACTTTCAAGACGAAGCTGAAGCCTTCGCCTACCTCGAATCTGTGTGCTGGCCGGAAGGCCCCGTTTGCCCGCACTGCGGCACGATCAACACCGCCTACGGTCTGACCTCGCGCCTGGGTCTGTACCGCTGTGGCGAGAAGGAATGCCGCAAGGACTTCACGGTCCGCGTCGGCACCGTGTTTGAAGACAGCCCCATCAAGTTGCACAAGTGGCTGCTTGCCGCCTACCTCGTCTGCGCATCGAAGAAGGGCATCAGCGCGAAGCAGTTGGAGCGCATGCTCGGCGTCAGCTACAAAACGGCGTGGTTCATGGCCCATCGCCTGCGTGAGGCCATGAACACCGACACCGACAAAAAGCTCGGCGGCGACTTTGGCATGGTCGAAGTTGACGAAACCTATTGGGGCAACGCCGGCAAGCAAAAGCCGGGCGCTCGCGGCGGCGACCATAAGATGAAGATCGTTTCCCTCGTTGACCGCAAGACCGGTCAGAAGCGTTCTGTCCACGTCGCCGACGTGACGGCCGACACGTTGAAGCCGGTGCTGCAAAAGCACCTTGACGCGGCCACCACGCTGATGACCGACGAGGCCGCCGTTTACAGGAAAGTCGCGCCGTCCTTCGGTGACCACGAAACCGTCAACCACAGCGCCAACGAGTACGTGAACCGCATCCGTCCGTGGGTGACGACGAACACGGTTGAATCGTCGTTTGCGCTGCTGAAGCGTGGCCTGCACGGCACCTTCCACAGCGTCAGTGAACAGCACCTTCAGCGCTACGCGACCGAGTTCGACTTCCGTTGGAACAACCGGATCAAGCTCGGCGTTGACGACGCGCAGCGCACGCGCAACCTGCTCGCCAGCATTCGCGGCAAGCGCCTCACCTATCGGCGGCTTGACTCGTAAGCAGGGGCGATAAGTGGCGCGCTGGGTACTCCCTTCGGCTTTGGTTCTTGGCATCTCCATTGCAGCGTTCCTATCGGTGTCCAGTTGGGCCAATGGTGAATGCCAAAGACCACACGCTAGTTCCGAGGCAAACGTAGGTGGCGAGAAGCCACCAAGCAGCCTTGCATCCCCCCCAAAGACTCCCATCGGCGACAGCCTCAAGCGCATAGCTGAAGCGCAAGAGGCTATAGCTGCTGCCAGCAAGCCCAGCGACGAAAAGGAGCGCGACCAGAGAGACCTTGAGGCGCAACAGGAGATGGCTTGTTGGGCTCGGTGGATGTTCTACGCCACCGCATTTGGCGCGCTCGTTGCCGTTGTCGGGACCGGGTTGCTGTTGGCAACCCTCAGGCATGCCCGTAGCAGTGCCGAGACGCAACTGCGGGCCTATGTCAACGTCTTTGACGTTCGCGCTAAGTGGCTTGCCGAACCGGATGATGTGATCATGAAGAACGTTCAAGTTCAAGTTCACTTCAAGAACACGGGCCAAACCCCGGCTTATGCCGTTACCTGTTGGATGCGGTTCGACAGCAAGCCTCGTGATGCCATGGTCTTTGACCTTGAAACTCCGCACATTTCTGCAACTGGAGTTCAAGGTCCAGGCGCAATCAACCATCTTGAAGAGATGAAGCAGGTTGATTGCGCTACTGGCGTTGTGGCCGCTTGGAAAGCCGGAACGCAGTCGCTTTTCGTGTACGGAACAATCAACTACTCTGACGCATTTGATAGCGGCGAAGTTATTGGACACGACGGGACCAAGTACAGGACCGGTAAGTTTGAAGCCCACAAAGGCGGTTACTCCACATAGCGCAAGGAGCAGCAATGCGAAGACGACAACCCCAGACCGTGCCTGCGCCAGAGCCGCAGGTTGACGAGTACGCCGAGGTGCGAATTCCGTTTGATGTCGTGCTGCGGAAGTTGACGAACACGCCGGCTCCGCCGAAGAAGGCAGCGGCGAAGAGAGTGCCGACCCCAAAGAAGAGCTGAGCGAACAAGCGGCCGAAGCCGCCGTCGCTATCCGGCCTGTCGCTGCGGATAGTAACCGTTTTGTGTGGCGCCAAGTACATACTTCCGCTTTGAAGCGATACACCACATAGCCATCAAGCACGCCCAGCACGCGAGCCGTGCGGCCGAGGCGAAGCCATGTCTGGCCCTTTTGAATGACTGTCGCTGCCTTGGCGATCACTTGTTGACCTCCGGCATGACGGCCTGTAGCATGTCGCGGCGACCCGGCATGCACAACCGCTCGACCGGATCGGATCGCTGCGCCTGGTGGTAGCGGGCACAGGTCTCGCGAACCGTGCAGCCGCCGCCCATGCATGCCGGAAGGCGCGCCGCTGAGCGCACGACGCGCAGCGGGCGTCCATCTGGTTCACCCCACGCTTCATAACTCATCGCTGCCGCCTTTCTCGTAGAACTCAACCTTGCTTGCAGCCTCGGCCTTGAGTTTTCGTGTGCGCGCTTTCTCGGCGGCGTCCATGCCTGGCGCGTGCGTCTTCTCCACCAACATTTTGCGCAGTCGATCCAGCGATTCGCGAACGTGATCAGGCATTCCCGTCACAGGCGTTGCGGCAAGCAGCAGCGGCTCGCCACGGGCAGCCGGGCCAGTGATCGCCAAAACTTCTGTCTGCGAAATCACACCAAGCCGTTCGGCACGCTCGAGCGCGACGTCGCGACGCTGCGTGTCGAAGCCAAGCGACACATTCCACCGCACTGGTGGCATGCGCTTGGCTCGCGCCAGCGCGACGAAGCGGTTGTAGGAATCTCGGAAAGCTAACCTGGCGCCGATCTCATCTCCGGAAACGAACACCGGCTTAGCCGTTGACCATGCCTCGGCCATTTCTGCAGTCCACACCACGGTGTCGCCTTCATCGGCGGCTGTGATTGCGACGGCCCATGCTTCATCGGCGCCGGGCCTGCCGTCACCACCAGACCGCGCCTCAATCTGCGCAATCACGTCAGCGGGGGTCGGTGGGAAGCGGCCGCGTGCTGGATCCTTGACGTGGCCGTCAAAGCCGGACGCCACGTTCTCGATGCTGTAGCTCGAAAGCGCTCGGAAAAACATGGTGCCCTGAGCGGAGTTCAGCGGCTTCGCGTTGGGCCACAGCGCCCAGACCTCGGACAGCAACTTCGCAAAAGTCTCGATGTCGGATTCGATCATGCCACGTCCTGTTGACTGGCTTTTGTCAGGCTGGCACGCATGCTGGCCGCCAGTGAATCGGCCGACTGACCGGCGCCGGATCTGGTGCTCCGCATTCCGCAGGCCTTCGGGAGCCACGTCTGCGCGTCAACGACGTTCTTCACGATCGCCTCACGGATAGCGTCAACAACGATTTCCTCTCCGTAGGACTTGACGAGCTTTCCGACGAAACTTCCGCACTGCTTCTCGGGCATGCCCTGATGCGTGAGCAGCGACTTCCCGGCACGCCAGAGTTCCGTTCGGGTCATCTCTGCCGCACTCGGCAGGGGTTCGCCCACCGCCACGACAACGAGCGGCAACTGCTCGCCAGGCGCGGCAGCGCCCGAAGCGATAGCTTCGGAACCAAGAGAGTCTCCGTTCCGTTCCATCTCCGTTCCATCTCCCTTTCCGTTCCCTTTCCCTTTCAGACTCGAATCCAGAGGAATTCCGGCGGAAGGCTTACGTGTTTCCGTTGGAATTCCTACGGCTGCATCTGCCTTTTCCATTGGAATTCCCCCAGCAATGCGCAACTCATTCCACTGATCAAATGTGATTTCCGGCAGCAAGGGCTGGCCTGCGGCCTCGCGAGACTTGTTCAATTTCCGCAGCCGATCGCGGGCGCGGTCGTAGTGGTGATGAAGCCTGGACTCCCATGCCGTCACGGCCTTCTTTGAGATAACCCGATGGTAGAGCCGCCCGTCACTGCACTTCACGAATAGCGCCAAGGCCTCTTCCTTGAACTTCAGCCACTCCTTGACGACGCGGCCGAATCCAGCAAGGCCTGACAATTCCTTGTCGTTGTCCGGCAGCGAAGCTGCCGGCACCTGGTGCCACGATGCACACCACAGCAGCACGCCAGCTCTGAACGCCTCTGGCTCGACTTCGGCTGCGAACTTGCTGTCACGAAGGGTCTGCACGTCAAGTTCCATGTATTGGAAGTCGCGCAGGTCAACCTCCGCAGGAACGAGTGGCGCCGGCAACTTTTCGGCAGTCATATCGTGCAACCTTCGTGAAGGTTGATGGCGCCGGCGATCTCGCCTTCGGTCCACGGCTTCATCTCAAATCCGCACCGTCGCCAGCGGATACGTCTCGCACTCAACCATGAAGTCGTGCATGGGATCAGGACTTTTCGGCGAGCACCGCGTTGTTCTTCTCGATGTCGCCGTGCAGGTCGCGGAGCTTCTTGCCCTTCGGCAGCATCTTCTCGAGCCGCAGGAAGTATTTCGGGGCGCCCCAGCCGCGCTTTACCCAGCGCTGGACCTCTTGGTAGTGGACGATGTCGCCCATCTTGCGGGCAACCTCAGCCGGGCCGCCTTGCAGGGCCACGAGTTGAGCAATGACGGAGTCGGGTGGTGTGGACATCATGGTCGCCCATCGTACACAACAAAACTGGGATGCGCAACTTTTTTGCACAAGCCATCTTTCATGACCTCAGGTTTTGTTAAAGCCAAGAATGTGCTGAAAACATTATTTGCGAGCCGCCCATGATTTTGGTTGTGTCGCCGCTTTTGTTGTGCGATGATTCCTCAGTGGTCAGTGGTTGACCATCGGAGACACCGTGAAATTCATTGCTTGGTTCACCTTTCAGACTGGAGTCGTCGACATCGCCTTTGCGTGGGGTTGGCTGCCGTGAGATTCGTGGCCACCCTGATTTCCGCCTGTGCGATGGCTTTGATCTGGATGGCACTTGCCGCCAGCGAATCCGAGTGCGTCAACCCACGGCAACCTGCCGCCAAAGCGGCCCACTGAGACTTTCACATGCAAGTCAAGCAACTGCTTCTCACCGGCGCCATTCAGGGGCCCTACTTCCGGCCGTGGTCGCCGCTGAATTGGCTGCGCCGCGCGTGGCTGAAGATGCGGATTTCGGACATCAACGATGAGTTGTCGCTGCATCACAGAACAGGTGCGCTCAGCAGTGCTCAGGCCGTGAACTGGATGCAGCAGAGGGATTGGCTCGAGCGTCGGCTGGAGGATCTGCGGTGACGCAAACTGCGCTGCCGACGCATGTCGGCTCGAACGGTGCCGGAGCGATGGAGCGCGGCGCGTATATCAGCCCGTGCGGGCGCTACCTGGGGCTGCCTGAAACTTTGAGCCTTGCGTACCCGCAGGGCGGATGGGAGCAACGAAGATGATGATGGAACAGACTTGCACCGCCTCCAAGCTTGTGATGCGGCTCCGGGAGTTGATTGAAAAGCATGGCGATCTGCCCGTGTACGCTCGCGACCCCGATACACACTGGCGCCTTCCGGTCGGTTTGCGGTTTCGAGACGCGCAGCCAGAGGAAGAAAGGCCGGCCCGCTTTGAAATTGAAAGCGAGTATCACTTCCGGCCGCGTGGCGATCTTGTACCAGCCGAAGACCTTGAGTCCAATTGAATCGGGGCGCTCGCACTCGGTGCCTTGTTTGAGGCCTAACGGTTGAGCTAACCGGCGATTTGCGGAGGCGGGGTTTGGGCTAGGCTTTTATAGCCAAAACCCCGCCCATGTAGGCAACTGGAGGACGATGATGACAGACGGAAAGCTACTTGAAGCCGCCGCAAAGGCTGCGGGGTTTGCCTACCGGTGGGAGCCGGGACTGCCATTTCCTCAGATTGAAGAGCTGGAAGATGGTCGGCTTGAATGGAACTTCTGGCATCCGCTAACGGACGACGGCGATGCGTTGCGGCTGGCGACACAACTGCGCATTGACATTTGTTTCGAGAAAACGCATTCGGTCAGTGCCTATACAGAGGATGATGAGTGGTTTCACGAACACTGCGACCAAGGGAAGCCCGAGCAGATTTTGGCCAAGACGCGTAGGGCGATTGTTTGCGCAGCCGCTTCTATGTCGGCATGAGGGTATTGGTGCTGCCTAACGTCGAAGCTCAGGCGCCCGACACGGCGCCTGGGTTGACGAAGTAGGCAAGGTGCGGCCCGCCGTGGCGGGTCGCTTGGAGCGACCAGTTAGAGCGCTGATGGATCAGGAGCAACCGATGCAGGACGACCGACAGGGCGAGCAGGCACACCGACTTGCGAGGCGATGCGGCGTGCCTGGTGCACTGACAGCCCGAATTTGCGCGCAGCTTCGGCCGCAGTGCCGTGGCCAGCGGCGAGCCACTTGGCTACGCGCTCGGCCGCCGCGGATGGGCGCCCGCTCATTCGGCGCGCTCGAAGTCGTGACGAATCACGGCGCGGCCGTTGTCGACCCAGCAGTACAAGCCGCCGATCGCTTCGGCGTCGGCCTCACACTGTTCGCGGTGCCCGGACGAGACGAACTCGCCAGCCTGCGTGAACACGGCGGCGTCGGCCGGGAGTGCGTCTTTAGGAAGTTGCAGGCTCAGCATGGCGGCTCCGAATCAGCGAGCGTTGGCGGCGTCGAACTTGGCTTGCTTCCAGGGCGATCTGGCGCGGGCAGCGGCTTCGCGGGCTGGACGGTCGGCTTGGATGATTGTGTCGAGCTCGCGGCCGATCTGACCGTGAGTGAACTTGACATAGGCGGCGTTTGCAGCATCGACAGCAGCCTTGAGCGGCTTCAGTTGTTCGTAGCGAGCCTTCGAGTTCAGGCCGGCAGCGGCGAGGCGGTCACGCTCGGCGTCATGGGCAGCAGCGGCGGTGTCGAGGACTTGCTTCAGCGCGGCGATCTTGGTGGTGTTCATGGTGCTGGTCCGGTTGCGTTGTTCGATGAATGAATAATAGAGCATCATGCACCATTACGCAAGGGCTAGTTTTGCTAGGACAAACCCGGAGCGCAACATGAACACTTACTCAATCACCGAAATCATTGCTGCGGCCAAAGCGGCCAACAACGGCCGCCTTCTGGCTTTTGCAATGACCGAGCCCCAAAAGCGCGCCGCAGAAAAGGCTGTCGCACGCGGCCTGATGACCGCGTACCACATGAAATTCCCCGGCTTCGGTTTCGTTGCAGCCTACGCAGTGGCCTAAACCATGAACAACGCGCACTCAATTACAACGATCAAAGACTTGCGCGATGCGCCGTGGCTTGACCCGCGATGCGCCGATGCTGGGGCCTGCCAATCGCTTCGGTATATGGAAGCGCCGCCAATGTTGACAAATGAACAAGTGCTGCGAATCCTAGATTCCGTGCGCGAGCAATTTGCAAAAGACGGGCCGCCGAATGAAAGCGGAGCGCTGCTGTTTGCGCGTGCAATCGAACGAGCGCACGGCATCAAAAATGAACGTCGCTAAGACGCCAGCCCAGCGCCAGGCCGAGCGCAAGGCCCGCGAGCTTGCATCAGGCCGCGTGCAATGGAAGCTCTGGGTTCACCCTGATGATGTGCCAGAGCTGGCGGAATACGCCGACAAGATGGCGCGGCGCAGGGAACGTGCCGCGAAGGCAAGTCCGGTTGAATGAAATGTTGTGCATCACACGCGCTGACGCGGCACAATAGACGAAGCCCGAATCATGGCAAGTGCAACGGGCTTCTGATCAACAACATCGGGAGTCGAAGAAGTGACTAAAAGCATTGTAGGCGGGTACGAGTCATTCATTCAAGACAAAGCGCTGGCGCAGATTGCGACGGGCTTTGATCCGCAACGACTCGGCCCCCACCTGTTCGATTTCCAGGCGGCCATCGTCGAGTGGGCTTGCAAGCGAGGCCGCGCTGCGATCTTCGCTGACACCGGCCTGGGCAAGACGGCGATGCAAGCCGAATGGGCCAGACAAGTAGCGGCCCATACTGGTGGCCGCGTGCTGATCCTGGCCCCTTTGTGCGTGGCACAGCAGACTGTCGAAGAAGAGGCGCGATTCGGCACTGCGATCAAGTATTGCCGCAAAGAGGCACAGACAGAAGGCGAGATCATCATCACGAATTACGAGATGGCGGACCACTTTGACGTAGCCGACTATGCCGGCGTGGTGCTGGATGAGTCTTCGATCCTGAAGAGCCACGACAGCAAGACGCGGGCGCGCATCATAAGCATGTTCGACAAGACGCCGTACCGGTTGAGTTGCACCGCGACCCCAAGCCCGAACGATCACATGGAGCTTGGCAACCAGGCCGAGTTCCTGGGCGTGATGACGGCCGTTGAAACGCTGGCGATGTTCTTTGTTCACGACGGCGGAGACACCGCAAGCTGGCGCCTGAAAGGCCACGGCAAGCAGCGCTTTTGGGAGTGGATGAGGACATGGGCTGTGTGCGTGCGCAACCCGTCGGACCTTGGCTTTGATGGATCGCGCTACATCCTGCCGGGCCTGCAAATGCACGAGCACACAATCGATGTGCAAGAGCCGCTGCCGGGGCAGTTGTTTGCTGGCATTGCGCAGACGCTGACCGAGCGCCGCGACGCAAAGCGGCAGTCGTTGGGCGAACGTGTTTGCATTGCCGCCGATCTGGTCAACAGCCACACGCGGCCAGCCATTGTGTGGTGCCACCTGAACGACGAAAGCAAGGCGTTGGCGCAGGCCATCCCCGATGCCATCGAAGTCACCGGTTCCATGACGGCCGACGAGAAAGAGGCCGCAATCATGGCCTTCACGCATGGCGAGAAGCGAGTGATCGTCACAAAGCCAAGTATCGCTGGATTCGGCATGAATTGGCAGCACTGCGCCGATATGGTTTTTGCTGGTCTTGATGACTCGTTCGAGAGCTTTTACCAGGCGGTGCGGCGCTGCTATCGCTTCGGCCAGAAAGACGTGGTGAACGTGCATCTGGTGTCGTCAAGTGCCGAGGGCGCAGTGAAGGAAAACCTGCAGCGCAAGCAAGCCCAGGCTACTGACATGGCCGAGAGCATGGTGGCGTACATGCGAGAACTCACGAAACAAACGATCAAGGGTGCGACGATGGAAAAGAGCGACTACGTGCGAGAAGTAGCCGAGGGCAAGGGCTGGACGATTCACCTTGGCGATTGCGTCGAAGTGGCAAGCGAACTGCCTGACAACAGCATCGACTTCTCAGTGTTCAGCCCGCCGTTTGCCAGCCTATACACCTACAGCAACAGCGATCGCGACATGGGTAACTGCAAGAGCTACAGCGAGTTTTACGATCACTTCCGGTTCCTCGTTGCGCAACTGTACCGCGTCACCAAGCCTGGCCGGCTGCTGAGCTTCCATTGCATGAATCTGCAAACCAGCAAGTTCCGCGACGGCGTGATCGGCCTGCACGACTTCCGTGGCGAACTCACGCGCATGTTTGTCGCGGCCGGCTGGGTCTTCCATTCCGAGGTTTGCATCTGGAAAGACCCCGTGACCGCGATGCAGCGCACCAAGGCCCTGGGCCTACTGCACAAGACCATCCGCAAGGATTCGAGCATGAGCCGGCAGGGCATCCCTGATTATCTGGTGACGATGCGCAAGCCTGGCGAGAATGCCGAGCGCATCAGCCACACTCACGAGAATTTCCCTGTCGAAAAGTGGCAGCGTTACGCCAGCCCGGTCTGGATGGACGTGAACCCGACTCGCACGCTTCAATTTCGCAACGCCCGCGAGACTGACGATGAGCGCCACATCTGCCCGCTCCAGCTTGACGTGATCGAGCGAGCTATGGAGTTGTGGAGCAACCCGGGCGACTTGGTTTTTAGCCCGTTTACGGGCATCGGCAGCGAGGGCTATGTGAGCATCGAAATGGGCCGGCGCTTTGTTGGCGCGGAACTCAAGCGGAGCTACTTCGACTTGGCAAAACGCAATCTGACTGATGCCCGCAAGACTCAGGTCGAAGGGCTGTTCGCTGACGATTACGAGGATGCATTTGCAGAAGATGGCGAGCCACAGGCGGCGGAACTGTGATGCACAACGTTTGAATTCACCTGCCGCCGGAGGCGGTCAGGTGGAATGAAGGGTTATGCGTCTGATTCAACAACGAAGGAATTTGAAGCATGAGACAAAGCCTGTTGGTAGCCGCGCTTGAATATGAGGAAGGCGGACAAACTCTGTGGTTTCATGCGCCTGATGGAACGACGCTGCTGCGCCTAAAAGTCGATGGAGCTATCACGACACAAACATGCGAGACAAGCCCTGTCGCGCATGCCGATGGATGGGTGAAGGGGAACTTGGTTTTTTGCGTTCCGGAGAACAAGACGCATAACGTCGGCGATGAGCGGACCGCGAAGGCGCCGCCTACCGACGAGTGAAGAAGCAATGCGGCCCGCCGGAGCGGGTCCGCTCGATCAACCTGTTCGGCTAGAAGGTGCAAAGCGATGGGAGCTTGCACGTCTTCAATGACTCCGCAACGAGCCAATACGTGAAGGTGTCGGGCTCGGTCGTGGTTTCTGCTGCGGATGGAGGTGGCCCGGACATGGCAACCTGACTACGCCACCAAGATGGACCGCGATACCTTGCAGCACGCAGAGGACTTCGCGGACTGCAAGACGCCCAACGTGTTCTAGGCAACTCGTTAGATTGCAACCAGACCCAAGAGATGTGAGGATGTGGCGCGCGTATCGCGATGGCGAGCCATGGATCGTTGACGGCCGGCCGATGCGCGGCGGTCTTGAGATGATGTGGCGTGCGATCCAAGCCGAGATCGCAAAGCCACTTGGTCGTCGACACTGGAACTGATAACTTTCAACCAACAGATAGGAGCACCCTATGAGCAACGAACTCGAAGTCACCAAGCAAGCCATCGTCGAACAAGACACCAGTGCGGCGGGCCTGATGTTCACGCCTGGCGCCATGCAGCAACTGGTCGCCGTTGCCGACTTCATGGCCAAGGGTCGCGCCACCGTGCCGAAGCATCTGCAGGGCAACCAAGGCGATTGCTTGGCTGTCGTGATGCAGGCCACCACGTGGCGCATGAACCCGTTCGCCGTGGCTCAGAAGACGCACCTCGTCAACGGCGTTCTCGGATACGAGGCTCAACTCGTGAACGCTGTCGTCAACACCATGGCGCCGACCAAGGACCGCATCAACTACGAGTGGTTCGGCGAGTGGACCCGCGTGATGGGCAAGTTCGAGGAACGCGAGTCAAAGAAGAAGGTCGACGAAGACACCGGCAAGCCACTGAAGTACCGCGTGCCGAATTGGAACATCAAGGACGAAGACGGTCTCGGCATCCGTGTGTGGGCCACCATGAAGGGCGAGGCCGAGCCGCGCGTTCTTGAGTTGCTGCTCGTGCAGTGCCGTGTCCGCAACTCGCCGCTGTGGGCCGACGATCCGCGCCAGCAGATTGCCTATCTTGCCGTCAAGCGCTGGACCCGCCTGCACTGCCCCGACGTGCTGCTCGGCGTATACACGCCGGATGAACTCGACGACGCGCCGGTTCCGAAGGACATGGGCGCCGCCGATGTGGTCGGAAAGCCTGTGGATCCGAAGAATCCTCCGGGCCTGAGCGATGCCGAGCTTGCGGCATGGCGCCGGGAAGCCACTAAGGGGCTGGCAGCCGCCGAGGCGCACTGGAAGGCCATGGGTCGCGAGTTGCGCATGAAGGCCACCATGGACCAGCAGGTTGAGATGCGCAGGCTTGCCGAGGAAGCCGACAAGAAACGCACGGTGGACAACGGTGCCGCCGAGACCAAGACGGCGCAGCCCGCCACCAATGCCCCGGCTGCTACCGTGGCCGCCAAGGCCGACCCAGCAACCGGTGAAGTTGATCCCGACTTCGTGGCCGCCATGGATCGCGCCGAGCAGGCGGCTGGCGCGAAGGCCTGACCCTTGATCTACGTCCAGTGCGAGCAAGGCGATGCGGACTGGCACCGGGCCCGTTGCGGCCGACCGACCGCTTCGCTTTTCCACATCATGCGGGAGAGCGCCAGGAACAAGCGCGGCCCCAACGCCGGCGACTGGAGCGACACGCAGAAGAACCTCGCCTTCAAATACGCAATCGAGCGCAAGAGCGGTGAGCCGCTGGACGAAGGCTTCGAGACTTTCTTCATGCGCCGCGGCACGGCGCTCGAGCCCGAGGCGCGCCAAGAGTACGAGAAGGAATTCGGCGTTTTCGTGACGCGCGTTGGCTTCGTGATGACCGACGACGGCAACTTCGGCGCCAGCTTGGACGGCACGATTGACAACGACGGCAGCCAAGAAATCAAGTGCTACCTGCAGCCCATGAAGTTGCGTGCCATTCACACGACCGGCGACATCAGCATGGTCATGGACCAGTGCCAGGGTGGCCTGTGGATCAGCGGCCGCAAGTGGATGGACTTTTGCCTGTACTGCCCGGCCCTGCGCAGCATCGGCAAGCAGTTGTGGGTGAAGCGCATCTACCGCGATGACAACTACATCGAAGCGCTCGAGGCCGACCTTTGGGCGTTCAAAAGCCTGATTGACGAATACGACAGGATCCTGAGTCTTCCCTACGACTCGTCTGCGTTTGAAGTGCAGCCACGGGTGGTGGTCGAGAAGGCCAGCAAGCGGACAGCGACACCCGCGCCGATCGCGCAGCCGCCTGTCGCGCCTGTCTCGCGCTTCGCCGCCCTTTCCGCCCGCATCGCCGCCGCGCCGAGCCGCGCATCCTGCGACCTGATCCTTGACGGCGCCAGCGACCTGGATGCCATTGAGTACGCGGCGCTGGTTGGCAAGGCGAATGAGCGGTTTCCGGCAGAACAGGCGGCCTGAGCATGCAACGCAAGCCCGCATCCACTGCCGCCGCTAAGCGCCACATGGGCCGCGTGGCCGCGCTCGGCTGCATCTGCTGCTCCATGCTCGGCTACGGCGAGACGCCTGCGCAGGTTCATCACATCCGCGAAGGTCGCATCGCACGCAGCGACTGGCTCGTGATCCCGTGCTGCGCGAAGCATCACATCGGCGCCGCGATGTCCATCCACATGGACAAGGAACCACTGCTGCGCGCGCTTGGCGTTTTCAGCGAGTTCGATCTGCTTGCCATCGTATTGGAAAGGATTGCGAAGTGAACCCGATAAAGCCGGGGCCGCGTCCTCACATCAATCTAAGGAGAAAGCGTATGCTGAAAAACAGAGAGTCAAACTGGTACGGCATTTTTGTCGTTGCCATGACCGTGTGGGTTTTCGCTGCATGGTTTACCCATGTCTTTGTTTGCCTGAAATCGTCGGCGTGGGGGTTCCTAGTTGCTGGCGCCATATTCTTCCCCGTTGCATGGGTTCACGGCACCGGGATCTGGCTCGGGGTCTGGTGATTCGTGAGCGACCAGTTCGTCACCGTAATCGCTACCGAGGAAGGCGCTCGCGCAGCCTTCATCGCGGCCATGAACCATGCCAAGTGCATGTTTCTCAACGGCGAGCGCGTCGAGCTTCGCGTCGGGCCAGCGCTGGACCCGATCCGCGCGAAGCAGCGCAAGTTCCTCAAGGACATCGTGTTCGGCCAGATCGCTGAACAGGTCTGCGTCGGCGAGAAACGCGAGCGCTTCACCAAGGAAATCTGGGCCGAGTTCTTCCGCAGGCGATTGCTTGGCGACCGCTTCGAGATGCGTAAGCTGCCGGGCGCCAAGAAGGCGACGCCACACAAGGTACGGAACTCGACTGAAGAACTCGGCGTGCGCAAGTACGCGGCCTACACCGACCAGGTGATCGACATTGCCGTTGCCGAACACGGCGTGGAGTTTGTATTCGAGACAGGTGAGCGCGAGGCCGTTCGTCACGTCTCCAAGAAAGACCGTCAGCCGCAATCGTAAACCGCACAACTTTATTTTCCGCAACCCCTTGCGGCACAACAAAAAGGTATGCATCATTTGGAAATGGCAACCGCAGATGGCAGACAAATGACGGACGAAGAGTTGGACCACACACCAGTCACCAAGGGCAAGTACAGCGGCAAGACGATGAGCCAGATCGCTGAGATTGACCCAGCCTATGTGATCTGGGCATGCGGCGAGTGGAAGCCGATGCCGTGCAGCAAGTTGCTGCTGCGTGACTGCAAGAAGGACATCGCTGACTCGCGCCGGCCGCGCGGCAGCGCTTGACACGGAAAGGCCGGAGAGGAATCGAAAGACAAGGCACGGCCAGCAAAAGCGTGGCTCGGCAGGAACTGACTTCATTGGAGAACCCATGAGTGAGCAAGTAGCGGAGAACCCGCAGATTGAAGTGCTGGATGCGGCGCCGAAGATCACCACCGAGGTGGCCGAGTACACCAAGACGGCTGCCGGCCTGGCCGATCTTCATCGTCGATACGGCAACGTCGCATGGACGGTTGACACGAAAAAAGATGAGGACGCCGCGCGTGCAGTTCGTAGGGAATTGGTGTCGTTGCGAACCGGACTCGACAAGCTCCGCAAGGACATGAACGCCGACGATCAGGCGCGCATTGCCCTTCGCAACACCGAGGCCAAGCGCATCACAGCCTTGATCGAAGCGCTCGAGGCGCCGGTGGATGAGGCGATCAAGGCCAAGGAAGATCGCATTGAACGCGAGAAACAAGAGCGCCTACAGGCCGAGGCCGCTCGCATCGCCGCACTGCGCGCCAGCATTGACGACATTGCGTCGGTCGCGACTCGCGCCTCAAGCCTTTCGTCTCCGGCCGAGTTGGACCGCAAGATCGAAATGCTTGTCCGCGTGGAGATCACGGAAGCCGCTTTCTCTGAACTGAAGGATCAGGCCTTCGTCGTGAAGGCCGAGGCACTGCGTCGACTCGAGGACTTGAAGGTCTCTGCTGTGGCCCGCGAAGCCGCCGAAGCCAAGGCCCAGCGCGATGCCGAAGAACTCGAGAAGCTGCGTGCCGAGGCCGCCCAGCGCGAAGCCGATGAAGCCGCTGAGCGCAGCCGCGTGCTGGCCGAGCGCCACGCCCGAGAAGCCCGGCAGCGCCTGCATGACGACTTCCTTGCCGACCTTCGCCAGCAGATGCGCGGCACCCTCACCTGCAGCGCCGACCAGGTTTCCCAGAAGATCGAAGCCGTGAAGGCCATGGTGCTGCCGGCCGGGCTGGACGATCTTGCCGCCACGGCAGAGTTGGCGAAGGCCGACACTCTGGAAGAACTGACCGAGCTGCACGCCGTGGTCGTGCGCCGCGAGGAAGAACAGCACGTGGCTCGCGCCGAAGCCGATCGCGTGCAGCGCCAGGCCGATGAAGTCGCGGCTGCGCAGAAGCGTATTGATGACGCCGAAGCGCAAAAGGAAGTTTCCAAAAGGGCGGATTTTTTGGATCGCACTCTTCAAGGTCTTGCGACTGAAGAATTCAAGCAACTGATGAGCGGCGAGACGGCTGCAATCATTGAACCGAAAACCGAAGGCTCACCCGAACTCGCAAAGGCATTTGACGATATTGCAGCGCTGGAACCGTCTGCGGCGCAGTTCAATGGCTGGACTGAAGTTCAAGAACCCGATCTTCGCGACACTGTTGACCCGCGGCCCGACATCAAGCTTGGCGACATCGCCGCCAGGCTCGGCTTCCCGCTGTCCGAGTCATTCGTCACCGAAGTCCTCAACATCAAGCCGGCTGGCTTCATCAAGCGTTCCGTGATGTTCCGGGCTGCCGACTTCGACGAGATCTGTTTCGCCTTGACTCAACACATCATCCGCGTGACGACCGCGCATCGGAGGCCGGCATGAGCATCATGAAGTGGAACAAGGGCGTGCCGCCGAGCATGGGTTGGTGGCCGGCCAGGATCCCGGGTCGCGAAGACGCGCCTTCGTTGCGCTGGTGGAATGGCAAAGTCTGGAGCTGGCCGGTGATGGTTGGATCAACTCAGATCAAGCACATCGTGGCGTGTGCCGGCATCAAGTCGCTCTGGTCGGATCAAGTAGTGTGGGCCGATCGACCGGCTGACTGGCCTGCCCGGAGCCGCACATGAGCGGCTTTCACACACCCGGGCCGTGGTTGCCGCGTCGCGTTGACTCTCAGTGCTGGGAGATTGACGCGCCGAACGGCGACCCGCGGATCGGTCACACGACATGGACTGGATTGGCAGTGGTTTACGGCAGCGATGACGTCGGCCGCACCGCTGCGCCTGTCTGCGAGGCCAATGCTCGCCTGATCGCCGCCGCCCCGAATTTGCTGGCCGCCCTGCAATTGCTGACCACCAAAAGTGAGAAGCAGGCTACCGGTGCCGGCTGGAACAAGCGGCTGGCAGCGGCGCGCAAGGCAGTCGCGGAAGCCTTGGGAGAGCAGCCATGAGTGCGCCAGACCATGGCAGCCCTGCGCGATGCCATGCTGAAGGCGAGGCAGTCATGAGCGAACTGAAGTTCTGCAAGGATTGCCGGCACTTCTATGACGATGCTACCGAGCACGTCTACCCACTCTGCTCACACCCGAATGCGCGCGGCGAGCCAGACATGGTGACCGGAGGCCGCAATCGCCCAACCTGCGACTTCGCCCGCCGCACCGAGGGCATGTGCGGCCGCGAGGCTCGCTGGTATCACGAAATTCACACTGAAGGGAAACCATGAAACGCATCTTGAAAACAACCGCGCTGCTTGCAGCCTTGGCATCTGTCTCCGCATGCACCGTGATCCAGCCGTCGTGCTGCGCTCAGGCTTGCGCATGCCAGCAACCGGTGGCGGCGGCTCCGATCGTTGCGCCGCCGAGTCATTCGACGCCGCCCGCGATTCCGGTGGTGGCAGCCGTGGCCCCCAAACCGCCCGCCGTGAAGCCGCCGCCCGTGGCAGTAACGCCTGCGCCGCCGCCGGCTCACAGCAAGCCGCACCCGAAGCCGCCGGCACCGCCCCCGCCTCCGCCCGCACCCCCGAAGCATTCGCCTGGCAAGCCATGCGTCAAGAAGTCCTGAACCCATTCAACCCAAGGGGGTCACCATGAAAACCAATCGCAATTTCTCCGGCTTCACGTTGATCGAAGTCCTCATCGTCGTGGCGCTGATCGGCATCCTGGCCGCCATCTCGCTGCCGGTCTACCAAGACTACGTCAAGCGCACGAAGCTCACCGAAGTCCTGCTGGCCGCATCAACCTGCCGCACCGCGGTTACCGAGGTCGTGCAGACTGCTGGCGTCCTGCCGGCAGCCGGTGCGTGGGGATGCGAGAGCGCGACACCGACTTCCAAGTACGTGGCTGCCGTCGAGACCGATGCCTTTGGGGCCATCCACGTGCTGGTGTCCGGCATCGGCGACAAAAACATTGACGGCCACTACGTGAGCCTCGTACCCTTGGCTACCGGCGACGTTCCGCCTGTGGCCGGCGACACCATCTTCCGCTGGGTTTGCGGCAACCAAGCCGTGCTTGGCACCAGCACTTTCGTGACCGACATCCCTGCCAAATTCCTGCCGGGCTCTTGCCGCGGCTGACCTTCAACTTCTGACTGCGAGGTAATCTATGAGCCTGCTTCCTGCCGCCATGAAATTGGCCGACGACATCCAACCGCTGGGCCCACCGATTCGGCGCCAGCCCGAGTCTAAGCCTGATGGGGCAGTCTGCGATCAGATCATGGCCAGCGTGTTGACGCTGATCAAGATCAACAATGGCTTGGACGGCATGCTCGCGAAGTCGAATCCTTCGAGGCTTCTCAAGGCGAAAGCAGTCGAAGACTTCCGGAAAGACTACTTGGTGGAGGCTCGTATCACCTACGCGAAGGCTACAGCCGAACGCAGCGTCTTTGCTCAGGTCTGCGAAGAAACATCGCAATCCATTCTGTCGTCAATTCAAGAAAGCGGCGAGGTCAGCGGTGAAGACTACTCAAGGACGAAGACAGCAGATCCAACAACCCCGAAAGCCCACATGAAATTCGAACTCACGAACCCTACGACGGTCAAGCTCAAGCACGTCAACGCCCGCAAGGAGAACCACGGCGAGGCCAAGGTTCTAGCCATGGATCTGCGGCTCTGCTGGACCACGAACAATCGCGCTCTGGATGCGATGTTTCCAGGCTTGCGCCAATCTCTCTTTGCCGCCCTGCCGATCGGCGAACTGGAAGACGACGAACTCAGCGGCTATACGCTTCGCATGGAGTTTGGCTTGGGCGGAGAGAAGTCCGACACCGTGGTCAAGGTCTGCGTAGTGAAGGGGTTTTCAGTTTCGCCCATTGAAGGCGGCAGCGTCGAAATTGAGTTTTCGGTTTCTTCATCGGCTGACATCACTGGTGAGGTTTCGGGTCGATTCAACGACTTCATCCAGCAAGACATCGTCATCACCCTGCTCGCCCCCACCGTGCTGGCCACCGACCTGATCGACGCCAGCGCCGGCAGCGGGGCTCCCGGCACCGGCCCGGCCGATGAACCCGAGAAGCCGAAGAAGGCCAAGAGCAAGGCCGTGATTGACGCAACGGAAGCCTTCATCCAGCGCAACACCGATGCCGACGGTGCCGCCCTGCCTCACTAAACCCTGCGAGACCATCATGGAAGAACCCGACATCAAGAGCGGCTGGTCCACACACCATGAACTCAGGTTCATCGAGGCGCTGGGGAGCTACGCAGTCACCGGCTTCACGCCGGTCGAGTTGCTGCGCGGCTATCGCATGGCGCTGATCAACCGGAAGCGCATGGCTGGCATGGATCGCGACAAGTTGCTGGCCAAGGTGCATGCGCGGATGGATGCGCTGGGCGCCTAAGCCGTGAACATCGAACTTCTGCCGTGCCCGTTCTGCGGGAGCTTTCATGTCTCGGTTGCCGATGTCGGGACTTCGGCTTGCTCCGTCTTGTGCGGCAACTGCGGAGCCGAAGGCCCTTTTGCTGAGGACGTGGATGCCGCAGCCAACGCATGGAATGCCCGCACGCTCATCGGTGGCAAAACTGTGTCAAGTGATATTCCTGCATAGCAGAGCGCCGCCACACCCGAAGATTCATGAGCGCTAGTCATCAATGCGCGGGCGCATCCCAAAAGATGCCCGACACTCTTATTTGGCTTTGCTTTTCAAGCACGCCATCACATCGCCTCAACTCATCGGCGACTCTCTCAAAGAAATCCGGAGCAGACCAATGATCATTGAACGCACCAAGATCCTCGAAGCCTACAACCGCGTCATCCAGCAGCTCGGCGAGCACAGCCACGAACAGGCATGCGCAGCCGTGAGCCAGGCGCTGGGCAACCCGCCCGACGTGGTGTCGGATGTCGTGATGCTGGCAACGCAGGAAGAGGCGGCAGCCGCGCAAGGAGTGGCGGCGTGAGCACAGATCACCTGACAACCGAGCGCTTCCTGGCGCTTGACGCCGCGCTTGCCAAAGTCCGTGCCGAAGTGCTGGCCGCCATGCAGCGAAGCCTGGGGGCTTGAGCAGGAAAGCAAGGCGCTGAACCTGCTGGGATCCTTGGTCACGCATCGCCAGTTCAAGCAGTACGTGCTGACCGGCATGTTCGTCGAGTCCAGCAAGCGCAGTGGTGTGACCTACGTCTTCCGCAGGCTCAAGCCGACCGTGGCGATGCACATCGTGGCCGGCAAGGTCAAGGTGCTGTGTGCGCTCTGCATGCATGCCTGCGCTCATTACGCAGGATCGTGGGCTGGCGGCATGGCACCAAGCGACGACGTGGCCAGCCATCTCGTCATGATGCGAGGTGATGAGCGGCTCTACTGGGCCAGAGCAAACCAACACGCCGCATGGCGCGCGGAGGCAGGACTGTGAAGCGCTACGCCATCCTCATCCTGCTGTGCACGCTCTACGCTTGCTCAGACGACTTCGCGGCCAACGGCACCTACTGGCAGTACCAAGCGCTGAAGGATGCCTGCGTGAAGGATTCCATGACGGCCTACCGCACGAAGTCAGCCGAAGGCCAGCCCATGCTGGTGATCACCTGCCGGGAGAAGAAGTGAAGCGCATTGACGTCAGGTGCTGCGGCCAGCCGCTGAAGTTGCTGGGCACGTTGCCCGTGATGGATGCCGTGCGCGACGGAGATCCGGTCAGATTCATCTTGATGCAGCCGCGAGTCCGGGACTTCGACGCGGCGCAAGGCGGAACCAACACCGAGATGGTGGCTGTGAACGAAGCCTGGCAAGTGCTCGGCGACGACAAGACGCGCAAGCACTACGACCAGACGGGAGAGAACAGCCCGCCATCGGTTGAGCTTCGCGCCCACCAGCAGTTGACGGAGTTCTTCGCGGCAGCACTTTCAAACGACCACGTACCGCTGCTTGTTGCCGTTGGCCAGATGCTTGACATGCAGCAGGCGCAGGCCAAGCAGGCCATCAGCCAGAACGGCCACAAGGTCGTAAAGCTCACGGCGCGCCGGGACAAGATCAAGACGAAGGCCGGCAAGCAGAACTTGGTGCACCAACTCATTGACCACGGCATCTTGGTGCTGAACGCGCAGATCGCGGAAGCCGAGGAAATTCTTGTCGTTAACGCCGCGGCTCGAGTGCTGGCGGCCAACTACGAATCTGAAGAAGACGCTGGGCTGATCGTGCCGCGTGGCCCAGTGTTTAGGGCGGGCTCGTTCACTGGAGGATTTCACAATGGCTGAGACCACCGCAATTTCTTGGTGCGACAGCACGCTGAATCCGTGGCTAGGATGCACCAAGGTCGGCCCTGGATGCGACAACTGCTATGCCGAGGCGATGATGGACAGGCGCATGCACAAGGTCAAGTGGGGGGCCGGCCAGCCGCGTGTGCGCACCAATGAGGCCAACTGGCGTCAGCCGATTAAGTGGAATGCATCGCCGTTCTACGAATGCCCGACGTGCCACTGGCGCGGCGCCGAATCCGATTTGCTGAAGACGCGGCCCGGCTATGCACCGTGGTGCCCGGCCTGCGGGCTCGGCTTGGTCGCCGCGCGGCGACGCGTGTTCTGCGCCAGCTTGGCAGACGTCTTCGACAACGAAGTTGATCCGCAGTGGCGCGTTGATCTGTTCAAGTTGATTGCCGGCACGCCGAACCTTGATTGGCTCCTGCTGACCAAGCGCATCGGCAATGTCGCCAGCATGCCAACTCGACGCATCCATGAAGGAGGTGGAGAGGCTCAGTGGCGCGCTCATAACCGGTGCCTGACGGAATTCAGGCTCGGGGCATCCGCAGGCCTAATCGGTGTTGCAGTTTACGAACTCATTCCAGAAACACAAAAGCCGAGTGGTTAGCTCGGCTCTGTGCGGTTCCTGCGTCGCTCGCGTTGCGGCGCCCGGCAGTTTCATCGTTGCCCCGGTGGAACCTATTGCGCAATGCCGCGGATTATGCACTCATTTCAGGGGAGTGCAAGCGGCCCCGAATTGCTCCATCACAGGGCGTAGCGCCCCGGCTTCTTCTCGTCGGGCTCGGTTTCGTCGGATGCCGGCGCCTTGTCATCGCTGCACGGGTAAGCATCCCTAAGGATGGACGCCACCAACTTGATAGCCGGCAGGCCAAGCAATGGCGTCAGCCGGGCCATGCGCTCCTGCACGGCGTCTTTGACATCCCCCGCCGTCAGCGAATCCGGCACGCAGTGCTCGGCGCTTGTCGCGTCATGAGCGGCCAGCACGAAAATCAGGGCTTGCGCCTGGCCCTTCTCGTTTCCATCGAACAACTCCAACAGGCGCTGCCCAGTGAGGTAGTAGCCGCCGGCGTGAGTCATCCCGCAGACCGAAAGCAATGCTGCCGCAAACATGGACTTCATCTGATTTCCTGCTCAAGTTGTGGGTACTTCGGGCCAGCAAGATTGAAGCCAGCGGCGGCGGCTGGCTTCATTCCTCACTTGGCTGGCGGCGGGCTCTTGGTGAGCGGCGTGGACTTCGCTGGCGGAGGGCTCTTGGCCATGGCTGCCTTGGCAAGATCCGTAGCTTCGGCGATGCTGTAGTTGCTCTCCGGCAGCGGGAAGCCGCGGCGCACCGTCTTCGGCTTCTGGCCGACGGCATGCACCACCATGCGTGCGTAGGGCATGTGCCGGCCGGCCGTCATGAAGGCGCGGCGCGCGTTCGCCGGTGAGTCAAAGGATTCCTCGGTGCTGATCTTCTTGCCGTTGCTGGCCGTCGTGTTGACGAACCATGCACCCCGGGCGTTCTGTCTGAGGTTGATGATCCACATGGTCACGGCACCCTAGGCAAGGTGGCCTGAGCAGCCAAGGCGTCGGTGGCGGCCACGGCAGCGGCTCGCATGGCGGCAATCTCGGCGTCGCTGACGTCGCGGCCTTCGGCGGCGGCAGCGTTCAGGATGGCCGAGAGCTTCGCGGCTTCGGTCAGGGATGCCAGCAGGAGCTGGGTCACGAGCAGCGTGTTGTTCATGGCTTCACTCCTTGTTGGCTGGCCAGGTAGGACTCGAGGGCGGTCAAGATCGTCAGGGTGGCCGTCAGCTTGGTCTGCGCGGCACCAAGGTCGGTCTTGGCTGTGGCGGCGGCGATGTCCAGGCCAGCGATCGCCTGACGGTTGGTCGACACCACGTTCTCAAGATCGGAGTCGCTGAGCTTGCCGGCGGTGCGCAGGACGCCAGCCGTCTTGGCCACGGTCGTCACCGTCGCGTAGCCGCCGAGCAACTTCTTGTTGAAGGTGTCGGCAGTCGGAACGCCGAGAGCGGCGCAGGCCACCAAGGCTGTGGCCAGCATCACTGCGATGCCGGTCTTCAGGGTTTGAAGCAGTTTCATGAGTTGCCTTTCAGGCGGTTGGGGTGATCAGTTCACGGTGACGGTTGAGATGCCGCCTGCAGGCACGCTGCCATGGCAGTAGAAGCCGATTTCGACGTACTTCTTGACCCACGTTCCGGTGGGAACCATCTTGCGGGACGGCGCACATGAGATGCCGGCTGGCACGGTGAACAAGTGATGCGAGTAAAGCCATGCCGGGTCGTTGACATAGATCGCTGTGTCTGCCGAAACTCGAGCCTGGCCGCTGTTGTCGAACACCACGTAGGGCATCTGCCACGTTGCGGTGGCCTGCTTCGCTGGCGTCAAATAACAGGTGATCGGGTTCGGCCACAACTCTTGGTCGTAGAAGGTTTCGCCGTCGTTCGTCAGCGTCAAATGCAAGTCTTGCAAGATGCCGCCGTCAGCCGGGCACGTGTATCGCTGCACGCTGGTCGTTTGAAGATGAAACTGACCGGGGCCTGCGCAGGTGAAGCCGATATAGGTGACGCCGTTGAACTTTGGCACGTAGTCGCGCACGCAGTTGCCGCTGATGATCCACTGGTAAGACAGGTCAACCGCTAAAGTGTTCCAGCGCACCACGCCGCCATCCGTGACGATGACAACGTCGGTGCCGCGACCCGGCGGTGTCGGCAACGGAACCAGTTCTCCGCCATAGACATCCTGCTTGAATGCGGCGGCGCCAGCGTAGGCCGGTGATGCGACAAGAAAACTGGCGAACGCCAGCAGGACAAAGAAGAGTTTCTTCATGGTTCACCTCTTGGGTGGTTGGGGGGTCAATGAGTCGGGGGTAGCGGAATTTCGGTCTGGAACTTGCCGTCGGCATCGACCATCACGCCTTTGGCTGCGCCTTCGACTTGTCGCAACACGGGCTGCGCCTGCGGCTTTTCGGATCGGATTGGCTTACCGAGAACGAAGTCGTCGGCGTCGTCTTGGTCAAGGTCTTTCATGGAACTCCCAGTGCAAGTTTGGCGGCGCCCCAAAGGGCGATGCGTTGGTCTAGGTGGGTGAGCCCGCCGTTGATGCGGCGGGTGAGTCCGGTGAAGTCGCCGTTGTCGGCGTAGGCGTTCAGGTGGTTGGATGCCCAGAACCAGGCCGCGCTGCGAGACGCGAGGCCGGGCTCGGCCAGTAGTTGCGGGAATGCTTCGAGGTCGACGCCGAGGGCGGCGCCGCAGCGCCTGTAGTTGGCGCGGCCCGTCACCTGCAGAAGGCCGCGGCCAAGGAAGCGGATGCCATCGCCGGGCTGCGTGTTCCCGAGATCGGCGGCTTTCTTGCCGGGCGGCTCGTATCGCCGCTGAGCAATCGTTGGGCCCCACAACTCGGTCAACCAATGAAGGCCGCCGCTTTCGTGGCCAATCTGAGCCAGCCAAGCCGCCTGACGCCGCGGGGTGTCAATGCCGAACTCCGTCATGGCTGCCGTGATGAACGGCAAGAATCTGGACGCCCGGTCAATCCGGGCGCCGGTGCAGGCCACGAGCGTCTGCGGCGTCATCTCACTTCGTCGGCGGCGTAGCCTTGGCTGCCGGGATGCTGCCGGACACTTCAGCCGGCGCATCGGGGCTCGGCTCGATCGGCTCTGATTCCTCCAAGGCGACGCCATCGAAGAAGTAGGCCAGCGGCACCTTGGCGTTGGCGATGATGGCGCCGATCAGCGTACCGACCATCGTCATCTGTGTCGGCGTCATGTTGGCGAAGGTCACCAGCAGCACGCAGGCGAACAGCATGGCGGTCATGCCATACGCCAGGACGGCGCGAACAGTCTGTGAGTTCATTCGGGTTCTCCTTGGGTTGAACTGTATTACGGCAGCGTGGTTGACGCCATCACTTCAAAGGATCCGCTGTACCACGTGATCAGTTCGGTGCGCACGGTTCCCTGAACCTCGGCGCTGCCCTCAACATGGTAGATGCCGGGCGCCGTCTTGGGTGGCACCACGTTGATCGCGCTGGTCGCAGTTGTGCAACCCGGCACGATTGAAGCCTGAGTGACGGGCAGCAGGATGGTTGGCAAGCCTTCGCCGACAAGCTGGTGGGCGATGGAATAGACGCGCGGCCGGTGGTCGGAGTTGCATCGCCTCACCTCGAGCAGAACGGCTTGGCCGGGTTGGACTTGCGGTGTCAGCACCTTGAACGGGAGATCCGGATAGCTCAGGTAGGGTGCCTCGATCATGCCGTAGTAGGCGCCGACAACCAGCACCAAGATCAGCGATCCCGTGTTGAAGGCGCGGTACAGGGTCTTCATCATGGTGGCGTTCTCCCGCCGTGGGTGATTGCGTAGATGGCCGACCAGATGGCGACACCGGCGCCGGCTACGATGCCGGCCCATCGCACGAGCTTCATGATGCCGCGGCCGACCATTGCCAGCCCGCGGCCAAACTTCGCGATGGCCGACATGCCGGCGCGCCAGGCGAGCAGCATCTCGTGCACGTCTCGCGTCATGTCGGTGTTCTCTTTGACCTCGCCTTCAATGCGGTCCATGCGGCGGGCGCCGAGGGCCAAGCGTTTTTCGATGGAGTCGAAGCGGCTCTGATCATTCAGGGTGTCAAAGTCGGTATCGATGTCGCCTGGGCTTGTCTCTTTGAATTCTTGTTCGTTGGTCATGTCTTGTCTCAGTTATTTCAGGCAAGGGTGATGGCCAACGAGTCGGCGGCGTGCGATTGCGGGCTGGAACCCGAGGCGATGGTTCGTGATGCGATGGCGCCCCAGAACATCAGGTTGCCGGCGGTGCTTGCGTCTTTGAGGCCTTCAAACCCAACGGTTCCCCATGATGCGGTGGCTGTCGGGTAGGTCAGTGCCGAGTTGTTGCTGATGCGGCCGCTGGTGCCCGTGCTCGCCGTGGTGCTGCCAGCCGACTGCGTGCCACTCCACGCGGCAAGGCTTGACGCGATGGCCGGCCGCGCGTAGCTGCCACCCGACACTTCGGTGCCGCCGCCGGCGTTGCTTGGCGTCGCCGTGTACAGGGCGCCGTAGAGGTTGCTTGGCCACGAGTAGGCCTGAGCGCGGAAGATCAGGTCAATCAACTTGTTGGCGCAGTAGTCGGTCATGCCGCCACTGAGGCCAAGCGTCACAGCGACGCTGCCGATGGCAATGCTGACCGGGATGCCGCCGGCGCCGATCGCAATGGGAACCGGCAGGCTGAACCACATCCAGCAGTTACCGCCGCTGCCGGCGTCGAAGAGTCCCAGATGGCTTGCCGTTCCCCATGCGCCACCCGATGTGCCGAAGTCCCACAGCGTGTTGTTGCTGGTGGCGTGGCTTGTGCCTGTGCTGGCCAGCGTGGAACCAGCGCTCTGCGTTCCGGCGAAGTTGGCCAGGCTGCGTGCTACGCCGAACCGCGAGTAACCGGTTCCGCTGAGTTCAGTGAATGCGCTGTCGGATGCCGCACTCCCAAGCGCGACAGACCAGTTGGTTGGCAAGCCCGCCAAGCCTTGACCCCGAAAGTAATCGGCAATCTTGTTCTCGCCGTAGTCCGTGAATTGGCTCATGAGTTTTCCTTTTTATACCGTGCCAGCCAACATGCTGATCGTTGCCGAAGCAAGGATTGTTGTCTCACCAACCTTGCGGATATCCAGTCGGAAGTAGGCCGTTCCATAGCGAGCCTGAGATCCGTTCGGCGCGGCTTGCGTGATGGACCAAGTTCTGTTCGTCCCAAGGTTCAACCAAACCCCAATGTTGCCGGGATTCGTGGTGACAGCGATTGGGTTGCCGCCATAGCCAGGCATGCCACCAAGGAATGTTGCGTAGACCTCGTAGAGCGCGGCGACCGTTGGCTCAACAATGCCGTACAGCATCCACTCGGTCGGGTAGGCGTGCGACCCGCTGTCGTCGCCGCGAATCGCATTTCCGTCGTTGCGCAACGAGAAGCTGTTGGCGCCCGAGTAGTAGGTGCGGATGTAGTGGCTGCTGAGATTGGCGATGTACAGGACACCAGAGCCAGGATCAATCACATCGGATCCAATGACGATCGGATCTTGAATGTCGCCGGGGCCTGGCAGATAGGCATTGTCAGCGGTGTGGACGCGCTCGTCGTCAATCACGCCGTCAACGTCGTAGAGTTGCTCGCCCTCTTGTCCACGGCCGCCGTCTCGGATGGCCAGCACCTTCACGAGTTCGTCACCACCGACCTGCGGGCCAAGCAGGTACTTCGGGCGCTCACGGGTGCCATCGTCAATCACGAGATCAAAGTCCGGAGCCGCGGGAAGCGTGATGTCGTAGTTCGTCGGTCCCGGCGTCACCGCCACCGGAGTCGTGAGCGTGCCATCGTCCTTCTGCATCGTCAGGTAGAGCGACGCCGCGCCAAACACAGGTGGCTCTGTCAGGCCGAGAACGAGATTCGCAGGATCCCAGTAGGCAACGTCGCCGCTCTGCCCGTAGCCGTAGATCTCAGGCATCCAGCGCACGGCGCTCATGAAAGCCGGCAGCACGCCCTGCATCTCGGTCTTGCAGGTCGTGGTGCGAGGCCGATACGTGAGGTTCGCTGCTTCGTACATGCCCTCGCGTCGGGCCTGCGTGGCGCCGGTGACGCCTTCAATGAACTTGCGCACGGGGTTGGTCATCACCGTGACGCCGGGACACGGGCATTCGATCGGCGTCTTCAGCCATGTGCGGTTGTCTTCGTACTCAATGACATAGCCGTCGGGCGTGTCGTTCGTTGGCAGTTTCTCGCTGATCACCATGCTGCCCGGCATGCAGTTGCGGTGCGTGAAGGCAGTCACGGGAAGCGTAGCGAGTTCGTCTCTGGCAATCGTGTAGACGCCATTGCGGCGGAACACTCTGGAGCGGCATGATCTGGCGATCAATTGCGCAGCATCCCACAACGGCATGGCGGTGTCGAACACCCAGTCGAAGCGGTCTTGCCTCAGATTGGCCGTGAGGGAGATGTCGTAGAAGGACTGCAAGTCAATTCTGTCATCCGCATAGCCGCCACCCCATGTGGACTTGCTCAGCAGATCCATGAGCCACAGCATGCCGTTGCGTGTCGCGACCTCGGAACCCCAGCCACCGCCGGGCGTCCATGTCCGGCACTTGCCGGTGACGATCAACGCGATGTCGCGCTGCGACAGTTGGCTGAGTTGATCACTGGCGCGCAGCACGACTTCATAGTGCGCAGTGTTGGCGTTCAGTGGTGCCGGCTCATTGGTGTAGGCGCGCAATCCGGCCCATGTGATTTCATGGGCGGCCGTGGAGTCTGGATCTTTCGGGTCGGTGCGGACAACTCTGACTTCAATGCGCGCCGGCGTTGAAAGCACAAACTTCTGGCTCCAACGTTGCGGGGTATTCGTGGCGCCCGTCTTGGTGCCGCTGCCAAGCGTTGACCACACGCTTGTCGCAACACCGAAGTCATCAATGGTCCTACTCTCGACGCGCCAAGAAACCGTGAGCGGGCTGGTGCCCTTGCCAAGGCCTCGAGTTGCCACGATGTCAATGCCGATGGCGGCACACGTGCGCTTTGGCTTGCAGGCCGCAAAGCCACCGACATAGCGGCCACTGTCAAGCAGGCTCCCGCTCACCGCGGGGCAGTTGCTGACGTTGGCGAGCACTTGACTCGGCGGCGTGCCTGGTGGCAAATACTGACTGACGATGACGTCGTCATAGTGACCGATCGGGGTGCCACCGATCAGCGCCTGCTCAAGATCATGGTTTCCCTCGCCAACAGCGAACAGGGCGTAGTAGAACTGATCGCAGTCAAAGCCTGTATCGGTTTCGGCGAACTCAAGATACGGCTCGCATGCAAACGGGGGCGTGATCTTGCGGCGACCGCATACCTTCCAGATCGGCTGATCCAGCTTCGCTTGGTTGCCGCTGAGCGATGTGCTGAAGACGGCATTGGCTGCCTGCTGGTTCTGGGACTCGGGAAGCGTTGGCGGCAGCAGGAGGTTGCTGACTGTGAGGCCAACACCCACGGCAACCACCGCGCCACCAAACGTGAGCGCGCCGAAACCGCTGGTAGCAGCGATGTATGCGGCGGCCACCACCACGGCCAAAACACCGCGTACCGTGCCATCACTTTCTGGCGGGTCAATGGTGAAGACGACGATGTCCTGCGGCTGCAGTTTGTAGCCCCACTGCTCCCGCGGGATGTAGCCAGGGATCCCGGAGACTTGGCATACCACCGGCTTGTCGGTAATCGGCGCCACCTCGGCAATCGTGCGACCCGCTGGCTCGGCCCGCATGTCCTGCGGGCGCAGGCCCAACAGCGGGTTGTCGACGACCCCAACGGTCGCGTCGAAACTCAGCATGAACATCTCCAGATTTCAACGGGGCCAGCAACGTGGCGCAGTGCTTCGTCTATCGGCGGCGCCACTACACAACCAACGGCGCCGCGCTCACCAAGGTGGCCGTCGCTGTGCAGCAGGCGCAGCGCACGATCCGCGTAGATCACGACGCCGACGTGCCTGCGATGGAATGGGCTTGTCATCACGAGAACGTCATCGACTTGCGGCTCGCCTTCGATGCGACGCCAGCCTGACAGCGATGCCGTGTGCTTGATGGCGGCCACGTTCTCGGCGGCATGGTCTTCGGTGTCGCCGACCACGACCTGCGGCATGTCCAGTCCGCAGCGCAGCGCGAAGAACTGGCGCACCAGCCACCAGCAGTTTCTGGCTGGCGTCCAAGGCTCACCGATCAGGTGAGCCGCCCAGTGCGCCGCCATCAGGCCAGCCCTGAGTATTCGGCGCGGCGGAACGTGAGGCGCGGAATGCTCACGTTGGCTGGATCTGCAAAGCTGGCGCGGATGCTGGCGCCGTTGCCGCTCATGTCGGCCTGGCTGATCATGTAGGTCAGCACCGGCAACTTGGCTGGCCCCGTCGTGTCGTCGCTGGCATACAGCCGCTCAATCAGGATCCACGGTACCAGTGACCCGCGGGCCGCGTCGAAGGCTTGTTTCAGCAAGCCACTGATGCCTTCCCGGCTGAGTGTCACTTCTGGCGTGGCTGCTGTATCGCTTTCCTCGGGACGCTCAACGGAGAGCGGAACCGAGATGAAGGTCTGCGATGTGCCGGCGTTGCGATCGGCTCCGGCTTCAATCTTTGCCGTGAGGTCGGCCTTGTCGTCCACGAAGTAGATCGGGGTCGCGAGGCTTGGGTGCCAGAGTTCATAGGCCCACAGCATGGCTCTGCCAAGCGGGGCGATGGCTGCCGCCTCTTGGTAGGCAACGCTGTATGAGACGCCGCGAAGTGGTGTGCTGTATGAGGGCATGTCAGCAGACGTCCAAGTCAGAGATCGTGCTCGGCGACGGCGATGAACTGACGTCGGCGTTGAACTCAATCGAGTCGTAGGTGATCGGCGGATGCGCCAAACTGAAGTTCGTGGAGTCAATCACGACGTTGTCGCTCAAGCGCTTGATCGTGCAGTTCGTGGCGCCGGCGACCGCAGAGAACGTGAATGTGAACTCGTACCAAGTGCCAAGCGTCAATGCTGCCGTGGACACGAAGTTCGACTCCGATGGTGTGGCGACGAGCGCGCGGCGCGTTGCATCGCCAGAACTAGCACGCCTTGCGATGATCGCAATCACCTGCGTGGCACCGTTGTTCAGAACAACCGGAATGGAGTCATCGGATGCCGATGAAACGACCAGCGACTTGAATGTGATGCTGCTCACGCGACGCGGGGTCACCGTCTTTCTAAGGTAGGTCTGCGCAGTGGTGTTCAAGCCGACAAGGTGAACGCCATACCCATAGGGGGTGGTGACAACAGTGAATTGGCCAGCATCCCCGCTGATCAAGGAATAGGACGAAAGGCTCCTGAACTTTTCATGGATGCAGGTTGTCGGCAAGACGCCGACGCCACGCACCTCAAGCACGCCGCTGACCTTCCATCCGATGGCCGCCATGTACTCCCAGCGTGGCGGCTGCACGAAGCGCCCAACGAATGGCGACACCGGGTTCGGCACAAGCCAGCCCGCATAGAACCAGCAGGCGCCGTAGACGAGATCAGTCTTCCACCACGCCCTGAACACCGATGCGTGAGCAAAGGTGAAGGCAAACGAGACCTCGCACTTGGAAAGTCTGTCGCGCTGAAGAGGCCGCGTCTCGCGCGGATCCATCTGAGCAATGGCGCGCAGTTCCTCCAGTTCGAATGGCGATGCCGTTGGACCCGGCAGGCTCTCTGGATAGATGACTTCAAACATGAGTGCCTTACTGCAACGTAAAGTCGTCAACCATCAAGCCTGCAATACCAACGCCTGGGCCAAACTCTGGCTTTCCGATGCGCCACTTCAGCCCAGATCCAGATGGCAATGTAATGCCAGTCATGTCATATGTTGCTGCTGTGTTGTTGCCAACCTGAAGACTCAGTGTGTTGCCGACCATCTTCACCTTGTAAACAGCAACATTGTTTGATGGATTCATTCCGCTTGTTCTGCTCAAAACTTGTGACCGCGTTGTGCCATCGCTTATATAAAGCAAAATATTTCCAGCCGACTCAAACAAGGCAAAAACAGTTCCAGAAGCAGATGCTGATGAATCTTGAGCCGACAGGATATAGCCAGATGGATTGACTGTTGCGCATTTGAATGAGCAAATCATTTCAAAGTCACCGTGACCTGGCAGGCCATTTGTTGATTGAACGTAGTTGGCCTCGATGTAATCGCTGTCTGCTGTAAGAAGCAATGAACTTGATCCAGATATCGGACTGCCTGTAGTCAGCGCAGCGCCTCCAGTACCTGACCAAGATGACCCACCGGATCCGTTATCGGTATACGTTGTTGAGCCATTAGAGCCTTCAAAGTACATCTTGATTTTGTAAGAATCAAGCGGAAGTCCGGTGAACGAAAGCGAGCCTGATCCAGGAAAGGCAAACATCCCAGTGCTTCGGAATGCCGTTGGCGTCAACGTGCTGAGCGCCATGGACCCAACGCTTGGCGCCACGTATACCGCGAACGACAACTGCACAAGCGCCGCCGAGAACGAAAGCGACCCGACTGCCGCGATGCTTTGAAGGGCGACGCTGATCTCAAGAGCCAGCGGTTGCGGCGCCGAGAGTGCCGCCGTGCCAAGCAGAGGCACCGAGATAGACATGGCCAGCGCCGACGACACCGGCGCTACGCTGCTGCCCTCTCCGAACAGGATGATGACGCCAGTCACGCGCCAGCGATTGCTGGTCAGCGGTGTCGCCTTGAACGGAGCCGCCCACTTGGCCTTCCACCACAGCAGGCCGCGCGAGTCTTGGTCCTTCACGCGGATGCTGAAGTAGTTGGAGCCGACGTCCAGCGCGTTGTGAAACCAGTCTTCGAAGACCGCCATCTCGGCGGCGTCAAGCGACCAGTTCACGGGGATCTGACGGTCGGGCACCGTGTAGCGGCGGCGCATGCGGCCGTGGCCGGTAGCCGGCTTGACGGCGGCGAACACCGACGACTCTTCAATGGCATGGCCCTCACCCAGCAGGATGGGGATGCCGTCGGGAACGGTGATGCCTGGAAGTGCCATGTTCAGGTGCGACGCGGAATGTTGCCGCCTGTGGGGATGCCGATCGCCTTCATGGCGACGCCGGCTGGGCCCGTGCGGCTTGCGATGTCGGCAGCCACGGCGTGCCGCGACTGCTCAACGGCTTGACGGATGATCAGGCGAACCTGCTCGCGGCCATCGGGGCCAGTCTCCTGCGTCTTCTGAATGTCGGCGCCGTGGTTCTCGATGACGATGTTGGTGCCGCCGCCAGCCGCGCGGCCGCTGACCTGGGGAGTCTTGGCCGGTGAGGTTTCGGCCGATGGTGGATCCGCGTAGAACGACCCGCCGGTAGCAAAGGCGCGCACACCCGCCGTGCCGCTTGCAAATGCCCCGCCTTTGGCGAATGCCTGCACACCAAGAGAACCACCGGGGCCGCGGGTCAACGCAAGCACGGGGCCCGGCCGACCATTGGCGCGATAGGACTGAACGCCCTGCACGCCGCCGCCACGCTTGAGCGGCACCACGGCTTCCGGACCGGCTTCGCCCATCAGGCCGAGGCGCGACTTGCCGCCATCTTTGAAACGGAAGTAAGTCGGCTGCGAAACCACGCGGTTCGTGAACTGGCCGCCCGCCGCGAACTTCTGGGCGCGCGGCTCGGCGTCGCGCTCAAAGGCGCCTCCCTTGGCAAACGGGAAGATGCCGTCGGCGGCGAAGCGGTTTCCTTCGGCGAAGGCCATGACAGAGCCACCGGAGAATGCATCGCCCTTGGCTTTCGCAAACACACTGACCGCGCTTCCGCCTGCCGCTTTAGCCGCGGCCGCCGTGACCGCAGATGCGAACAACTCAACGGCTGCCAGCGCGTTGATGATGCCGTCACCAAAACCCGAGATGAAGATTGCCGAGGCAGCCGACTCCGAGCCGATCGCGTTGACGCCGAGTGATGCCGTCGTGGCTTCGCTGGTCAGCGCGCTGATCACGGGCGCCGCGGCGCTCGCCGCCGTGCCGACTGACGTCAGGCCGGTGGATGCCGTCGTGGCAGCAGTTGCGGCGGCCGCATCTGCGGAGGCTCCGCTGACGGAAGACGCGGCGCCGACCAAGCCCGTGTCCTTGGCTGCCGAGAACCCGGCGCCAGTGGCGTTGATGCCGGCGTCGTTCTTCGGGTTGCCGCGGCTGCCGAACTTCAGGAACTCTGCGAAGCCGCTGCCGCCGTCAATGAAGGTGCGGATCTGGCCTTGAATGGCGGTCTCAAGCGGCTTTTCGTAGAACTCTTTGACGAGGATCTGGACGGCCTTGTCCTTGATGGACTCCAGCAGATCCTTGAAGCTCTTGGCATGCAGGGCGGCATCGCTGAAGATCTGAGCGAGCCCGGTTCCGAGGTCTTCGCCGGCGCCACGCAGGCGCGTGATGTACGGGTTGACGGAGTCCAAGGCCTGCGCGTACTTCAGGGAGGCATCTGCGGCTTCCCCGATGATCTTCGGGTTGTAGGCGCGTCCCGCGGCATCGGCGGCGTCACGTTCGCGCTGGGCCAGTTTCTCGGTCTCGTCCGCATAAACCTTGAGTTGGTCGACAAGCGTTCCGCGGATCGCGAAGACTTGCTTTTCTTGCGCCTCCAGCGACAAACCGTCCTGAGTGGCGCGCAGCAGGAAGGCAGTCTCGGCGCGAGCCGCATCGAAGGCAGCGATGCCAACCTTGCGTTGTGCTTCGGCCAGATCGTTGGTGATGGCCAGGGCTGTTTGCAGACCCGACACGTCAACCGGTGGCGCCGACTCGAAGCGGCGCACGCCGCCCGGCGTCTTGATGTCGGGACGCGCCTGATTCGCGAGTTGGCGCGCCGCCGCGACTTGCTGCTGGGCACGCAGGTCGGCGGCCGTCTTCTCGTCGCCCACGAGTTGCGCCAGGCTGGCGCGGTAGTCGTTGACCTGTTGACCGAGAGCCTTGAAGGCGGCGACCTGTTCAAGGTTCGACAGCGTGATGTCGTTGGCCGCCTTGATCTGGATGGCCGCGCTCTTGTCGGCGCTGGCGTTGATCTCGGTCTGAGTCTTCTCTTTGTCGGAGCCCGACGTCGTCTTGAGGTCGCGGTACTCAGCGAGTTTCTTGCGTTCGGCGGCAAGCGTCGCTAGTTCGTCGGCCACACCCTTGGCGGTGTTGGCGTTGCGCTCTGCGTAGAAGTCGATCAGAGACTTGCCGCCAGCCGCGTAGATAGCCTGCAACTCTTGGTTGTGGAACTGCACGGCCACACGTTCGGCGGCGAGTTCGTCTTCGAGCGCCTTCAGTGCGCTGGCGAGGCGGGCCTTGCGCAGGCGCTCGGCTTCGCTTTCACTTTTGCTGACGGCGCCTGTGTCGGTAAAGTCCTTCTTGAGTTGAGCGAGCGCTGCCTTCTGATCAGTTTCGCTGACGGGGTCACCTAGAGATGCGCTCTTGCGGAAGTCTTCTTGAATTTTATTCAGCGCCTTCTGGTATTCAGCGCCAGACTTCGCTTTGACCAAGAGACCCTTGAGACGCTCTTGGAATGCTGCGACATCCTTGGTGTCAGATGCACGCTCGGCATCCGCGAAAGCGTTGTCGTCTTGGCGCAGTTTCTTGCGCGACAAGGACAGCACGTCGGCTGCAGCCTTTGCTTTTGCAGCCTCTGTGCCTTGTCTCAGGTTCGCCGCATCGCCAGTGTTTTCGGGTGCGATCGGGCCGTTGGCTGGTGCCTCGGTGACGATCTTGGTTTTGGCGAGTGTGGCCTGCAAAGCAATGGCACGCTTCAGGTTCTCTTCGACTGTCTGCGCGCGGCCGGTGCCAGTCGCGGCATCCCAAAACTTGTCCCAGAGGTTCGCGGTTCCACGCAGCAGTTTGTCAAGGCCCGTGAGGTTATCCTCCAACCCACGGAAGCGCAAATTCAGGGCGTCATAGACGATGCCCTGCGCCTCGGCGGCGCGCCCCTGCTCTTGAAGAGTGCGGATCTGGCGGAACTGCGCGACGCTCAGGAAGTTGAGCGAGCGGTTGTGCTCCGTCGCCCATGCTACGACATCGCGCGACATGCTGGCGAAGTCGCCCGCCACTTCTTGCGCCGTCTTGCCGGTTGCCGCACCGTAGCGCGCCGCGGCTTCCGTAGCTGAGCCAAGAACACGCGGGCCAACTTCGCCGGTGCTGATAAGTGCTTGGCCGAACTTGCGGGCCGTGCTGGCGCTAATCTCGCCAGTCGCCGCAACGCTCTTGGCGAGTGCGTTGAACTGGCCTTCCGTGACACCAGCGTAGCCGCCGGTGAGCACCAAGCTGTCTGCAAAGGCTTTGCTCTGCTTGCTGCCTTCATAAAAGGCAAAGGCTGTAGCAGTAGCCGCAGCAGCAACACCACCAAGCGCAAGGCGAAGCGGCGTTACAAAGCTCAGCAAGCCTTTGAAGAATGCCCCGACACCGCCGCCTTGTGCGCCCGGCCCGGTGAAGGCGTCAATGACCTGCCCACCCTGTTGCAGCAGGATGGTGAGCGGAGAGATGCCGCTGGCCGCGGACGCCGCGATGTCGCCGATCGTGTACTGCAGGGTCAGCAGTTGATTGCGTGACGCGAAGGCCGACTTGCCGAGTTGGCCGGTGCGCGCATCGAAGGCGGCGATCTTGGCGATCGCGGCTTCGGCTTCCTTGCTGAGGCCACGTTCGGCGGCTTGCAGTTGAAGGATTTCAACGCGGGTCTTGCCGGCGGCGACGGCTTCGCGCTCAAGTTGCGCCAAGAAGGCCGTGTTGCCGCTGGTGACGGCGTCCTGTCTGGCCTTCGCTGCCGCCAACTCTTGATTGGCCGTCGTCAGACGTTGCAGTTCAGCGATGGCAGCGGCCGTCTCTGTCGTCAGCCCCTTCTCGGCGGCACGCAGCGCCAGCACTTCGGTTGCCGTCTTGCCGAATTCCTCGGACAGCCGACGCTGCGTCAGGATCTGCGCTTCGATGCTGGCGACGAACTCGGTGTTGCCGGTTGCCTTGATTTCGGCAGCAGCGACACCGGCATTCACGCCGGCGCGGGCGGCGCGCAGCGTCAGCAGTTCCTCGCGGGTCTTGCCAATCTCTTCGCGTTCACGGACCAGGTCGCGGATGAACTGATCGGCCGGCGTGGTCGGTGCCTGCACGCCTCCGAGTGATGCGTTGGCCTCCTTCAGCGCCTTGAGTTGCGCAATGGCCGGCGCCAGCGACTCGCCGAGCCCGCGCTGCGCGGCTTCGAGTTGCAGGATCTCGATTTCGGTCTTGCCGAACTCGGCGGCGAGTTTCTGCTGGGCGGCAATCTCGGCCTGCACGCGAGCCACGAAGCCATCGGAAGCCGCCTTGGCTTCGTCGGCGCGACGTGCGGCTGCCGCCACGTCTTCGTAGGCTTTCTGTTCGCGTTGCAGCGCCGCAATGGCCGCCGCGTTCTCGGCGCCGGTGCCCTGTTGGGCGGCGCGAAGTTGCAGGATCTCGGCGGCTGTCTTGCCGAACTCTTCGCGGAGTGCGCGGACCTTCAGAGTCTGCGCAGCAATGTCCGCCGTGAGTTCGGCCTTGCCGAGCCCGGTGATCAGTGGCTCGGCTTGTTGCGAGCGACCGACGGCAGCGGCTTCGAGACGCAGTTTCTCTTCGCGCGTCTTGCCGATGGCGAAGACCTGCGCGTTCAGGTTCTGGATGAAGCGGTTGCCGGCCTCGATCTCGGCATCGTTCTGCGTGGCTTGGCGAGCCGTGTCGCCGAGCTTCACGTAGCCGGTAGTCAGGACTTCGATGCGTGCCTGCATCGCCTGGAATGCGTTGGCGCGCAGCCGCGTGCCTTCCACAACCGCGGCGGCGGCGGCCTTCTCTTCGGCGATCTGCTTTTGTTGGCTGACGAAGGCCGGTTGCTGCTCGACCAACTTCGTCTTGGCCTGCAGGAACTCGGGGCCCGTCAACTTGTCTTTGGCGAGCAGCGCCTCGAGGTCTTTGAGTTGCTGGCGGTACGAGGCCGAGATTCCGTTGTTGGCGTCGATGACCTTTTGGGCGGCGGCGACTTCAGCTTGGCGCTGCTGGACAACTGGCTGTGCACTGACTAGCTTGGCGCCCTCTTCGCGGAACTTGGCCGGCGTGATGTCTCCGGCATCCCGCAGAGCGCGCAGCGATTGCAACTGCGTGCGGTAACTGGCGCTCAACCCATTCTGGGCATCGGTGAGTTTCTGGATCGCCGCAGCGCGCCTGATGGCACCTTGCTCGGCAACCGAGGAAATTTCAAGTTCTGCGGCCTTCTGATCGCGTGCCGCACGGAAGCCCGTAATGGCGTCGTCGCGCTGCTGGCGCGCGTTCGCCAAATCGGCCTTGAGTTTGTCGCTTGTGATAGCGCCAGATGTGCCTTGTTCGCGAATGGCATCGCGCTTCTGGCGATACAGCGCGTTGATCTCGAGCAGGCCCTGGCGCTCCTGCGCATTCAGGGCGGCCAGTTGCTGTTCGTAGGACTGCGCTGCAACGCTCGCCGCCGTGTAGCCCTCGGCGGCGGCCTTGCTTGCGCGTGCCGTGCCTTCCTGTTCGCTGAGCTTCGCCAGTTTCTCGCTGGTGTCGATCAGGCCGGCCTGCGCGGCCTGCACGGCCAAGGCTTCGGTGGACGTGCGCTTGAACTGATCCTGCTGCTTCTGAAACGCCGCCTCAACGGCGCGAGCCGCCCGCGACATCTTCTCGCTGTCGCGAGTGATGATTTGGGCTGCCTTGCCGCTGTCGCCCTCGAATTTCGCGAGCGCAAGTGTCAGGTCAACTGAAAGACTGGCCAAGGCCATGGTTAGACCCTCACTTCAATTGATTGGCAGCGAATCTTCATCTGGTGTCCTGTGCGTCTTGATCGTGATCAGGCGATCCGTGAGGCCGTCAATGTCTTCAACGCCGTATTTGGCCGCCATCAACTCAATGCCAGACCAGTCAACGCCGCCCATCCCATTGCTCAGTGCATTGAAGATGAGCAGGCTAACGTCGTCGTCGTGCGTGAACTCGGGACCGACTCCCTCAAACCTAGCGCCCGGCTGAGCCGCAAGACGAGCTTGCAGCGTCAACCGGGCGGTCAGTTTTTTGCAGCCTTGTCGCGCTCCGTGATGTGGTCCACCACCGAATCCAAGATGGCTTGGCCAACCTTCTGCTGCCAATCGAATCGGTCACCGACGACCTCAGCCCAAAGGGCCGGGTCGAAGGGTTCTTCATCGCTGCTGCCAATGGCGGAGCCGATCATGTCGGCCTCGGTGATACCTTTCCACCCGGTCACGTACTTGCGCACGTGTTCCAAGGTGATGTTCCACACGCCCTTGCCGTCCGTGAAGGACAGCAGGGATGGGAAGTCGGCCTCGAGCGGCCGTTCGAATTGAACGGTCTTGCCCTCGGCGACTTCCACGCTCTTTTCGCGGCGAGCCTTGAGCTTCGCCAGCAACTCCTTCGCGGCCATGGTTTAGGCCGTTTCGCCAAGGTACAGGATCTGGCCGCGGATCGTCACCGACAACTGGCCGGTGCCCGTGGCGCCCTGCTGCACCGACTCGCCCGGGATGGACGGTTGGCCGCGGAACAGACGCTGTGCGCCGCCCGGCATCGTGATGCGGAACACCATGAAGCCGAGGTTGCGCGCCACCGAGCGGATCTTGGCGAGCGCCTGGTTGTCGACCTTCAGCGAGCGGATGTCGATCGTCACCGTCTCGGCCGCGTTCTTGATGGTCAGCAGCTTTTCACGGGTGTCGATCAGCGTGCCCACGTCTTCGGTCTTGCCGGCGCCGCCGCCCAGTTGGTACTGGGTGGATTGCGACAGCGTGGACCAGGCCGTGACGGGCACGAAGCTGCCGGCGGTGAAAGCCGGGAACGACGTGGTGTCCAAGTCTTCCAGACCGAAGTTGTCGGCGGACGGCGAGCCAGCCGAACCCACGCGGGCGGCTTGGCCGTCCAGCGGGTCCATGCCGGTCACGTCGGTGAAGTAGCCAGCGCTGCCGACCGCCAGACCGTGAGCGGCTTTCGACGCCACGGCGGGAGAAGCCAAGCTCACAGCAGAGATCGTGACGGCCGCACCTTCGGTGTAGCCGATTTCGACCTTGACGCCGCTGCCCAGGATGATTTCGTTCGATGCCATTTCAATGACCTTTCAGGGGGGAGAAACCCGGAATCCCGGGCGGGGTTGGGGGAAACAGAATGGCTCGCCAGAGACGGGCCGGTGAGGTGGTTGATCGGAGTGCAGAAACAAAAAAGGCCACCCGAAGGCAGCCTGTGAAGATGTGCTGGTTACGACTCCAGCGGCATGTCGCCCGGGTTGTTGCGCTTGCCAGTGCGCTTGTCTAGGCAGTAGGTGGTGACGTGTGGGCTGGGAGTTGCGCTTCCGGTACGCGCGGCGCCCGAGTTGCCGGTCTTGCAGTTCGTTGAGACCCCCGTCGCCGCAAGTCGCTTCGGGTGAATTTGGTGATCAGATGACCTCGGGTGTGATCCAGGTCGGCACGAACACGTCGGCGCAGCGCACGTCAACTGTCGGGTCCATGCCGTCAGGGCCGTTGGCGTCCGGAATCAGGCCGGCGGCGATCAGCGCCGTCACGACCTCTTCTTCCAACTGGTTCGCCTGTTCGCGAGTCTCGCCCCAGCACTCAAGGTGATAGGTCTGCTTCTTGGCCATCAGCGTGTTGTCAAGGCCGAAGATGCGCTCAACCGCCACACTGTGGCCGACGATGAAGGGGTAGGCGTCGGTGTCGATAGCGGCATCCACGCGGATCTTCTCGCCGGCCGACGTGGGTGTAGGGCTGCCCGTGGTCAGGGCCGCCACGACTTGTTCCCAACCGGTTGCCATGTCAGAAGAGTTTCAGTTGGTTCATGGACTGGATGTCGACGCCGAGCGAGTTCTTGATCTCGGTGAGGGCTTGGCCTTCAAGCTGTGCGGCACCAACCAGAAGGAACGGGCGCGGCGTGTTGTTGCGCTTGGTCTTAAAGTGAATCCAGCGCCAGTAGTAGTTATCGTTCGGGTTGTTCTTGCCGCGATCGGCGCCGCGCGCCGGCGCCACGTTCACGAACACGCCGACGTCGCCGGTCTTCGCCGTGTCCTTGCTGGTCCGCGTCTTGATGGCGTCACGCACCGCGCCTGGCTTGCGGATCAGCACGCCGCGGCGATAGATCGGATTGCCGAGCACGGGCACGACACCCGGCGACGCCGCCACCTTGCGCACGACCTCGGCGCCCTTCAGCAGCGCCTTGCGGGCGAAGCGGCGGCGAATGGTCGGCGTCATCTCGGCGAGACGCGCATTCAGGCGCTCAATGCCTTCAATGCTCAGTTGAAAGATGCTCATGTCAGCCGTCCGTCGCCGATGCCGGCGTTGCACATCAAGTCCACCCACTCGTTCGCTGCCTGAACCGGGTTCACGGCGGCGATGTCGTAGGGCTGGTCGCGCCACAGCAGGCGCATCTTCGTCGTCACATCGGTGCGGTGGCGGATGCGGAACACGATCGTGCTCTGCGCCTGCTCTTGGCCGGCGGCGAAGAACTCCTTGCCGCGCGGCGTGTAGACCTTGGCCCAGATGCCGGCCGGCGTGTACATGATCCAGGCCTTCGACTGCTCGCGCAGGGCACCCAGCGTAGGGTCGCGGCGCTGCAGGTAGATGCGCTGGTTCAGGTCACCGGCGACTGTCACGCGAAACCTCGGCGGATCTTCACGGTGTCCAAGAAACAGGTGGCGCCCATCGGAATGGTGGTCAACGCGGCCTGACTTGAAGCCTCGCGATTCTTGTACAGGTGGCCGATCGTCAGCAGCAGCGCCACCTTGATGGACCGCGGCATCGGGTTGTCTTGCGGACTCTCGCCGGGCGCCGAGTAGCCGACGGCATAGAACACGCGGATGCCGTTGGTCTGCGTGCCGACGTCATCCGGCCACGTGGCATCCGGCGCCAGGATCACGCGCGCCGGCGTGCTGAAGGTGTCGAGTTGGTAGTCGGCGGCCGGCACCACGAGTTCAAGGCCGTCCTTGTCCAGGTAGGTGATGTAGGCAATGCCGATCACCGGGCCGTAGGGGAAGGTGATCTCGGCAGGGAAGGCGGTCAGCGCCATCTCGAGCGTGCGGCCGCCGAGCGCGAGCCCGGTGTACTGCTCTGCCCACTCTCGGGCGGCTGAGATGAACAGCTCCAGTAGCAAGTCGTCGGGGTGCGACGGCGGGCTGCCGAAGGCGTCGATCTTGCACTGCAGCCGCGCTTCTTCGAGCGATACAGGCTCGTAAGTCGGGGCGGGCAGATTGCTCACAGGGTTTCCTTCAGCCAGATGTCATCGAACTCGTGTGGCGCCCAGTCCGGGAGGAACGGGCCGCCTTCTGTGAAGTGCGCGATTTGCGGAACCGCTGGCTTCGGCATCACGCCGACCAGCCAATTCCATTCGTAGGGCAACTCGCCGATTTCGCTGTCGTGTAGCCAGCAGAACTGGTGCAGGTCGATGCCGCGCGTGTGGTTGATGGCATCCAACGTCAGGCGGCGGTTGCCCGGGTGGCCCACGTTGAACAGCATCACGCTTGACCAACCCTTGCGCTCGTAGGGCACCTGAGCCTGGCCATCCATCTTCTCGCCGGCGCGGAAGTCGGCGTAGTGCTTCACAACCTGCACGGCCTTCGTGTAGTCGGCCAGCGCGAAGAGTTTGGTCACGTCTCCGAGAAAGACGACGTCGCTGTCAACGAACAGCGCGAGGCCGTTCTGCGCGAGGATCGGCGTCAGAAATCGGCTGATCGCGAAGCCAGTTGAGCATGGCGCGTTGCTTGTCAGGTCGTACATGCTGCCGCGCAGATCGGTCGGGCGGCGCAGCAGGCCGCAGCGCTCCAGGTTGTCGCGGTTCAGCGGCGTGATGCTCACCGGGGCCTTCGTGCGGCGCAGCATGGACTTCACGGCCACGTCGTAGGCGCGCTGCTCGCGCGGCTCGTGGCCGATGTAGACGCGCATGGTCAAGACACCTTGCCGTATCGCCATTTCATTTCTTCAAAGGCAGCCTCTGGGTCGCCTCCGCTGTTCAGCCAGACTTCATTGATTTCTACAGCAGGTGCACCGAACGCCTCGCGGCACTTTGTGTAGAAGGATTTCGCGACCTTAATATTTTCATAGCCGCGGTCCGGCCGGCGAGCAAAGGCCAATCCAATTTCAGTCAGGCTCATGGCGCCCCCTATTGATCAATCGCAGGTCATCAGGTAGTCGCCGCTCATCTCCTTGCGCACCTTGTAGCCCAAGGATTGAAGATAGGGAACGGCGTCGGTGTCGCCGATGCCGTAGCGCACGGCGTGGCCCTTCTTCTGTTCGACGCAGATCACCGGCTTGCAGCGTGCGATGGTTTCCTCGGCGCCGCGGAGCACGAACAGTTCATGGCCTTCGGTGTCGATCTTGATCAGGTCCACTCGGCTCAGCGCGAAGCTGTCCAGCGTGTGCATCGGGATGTCGCCGTCGCCGTCCACGCGGCTGTCGCCTGAACTGGTCGGTTCGGTGCGGATGGCAACCATGCCTTCGTGATCACCCAGCGCGCAGGCGTGAAGCGTGATGTTGTCGCAGGCAAGCGTGTTGGCCAAAAAGCACTCGCGATGCGCAGCCACCGGCTCGAAGGCGTGGACTTCGTCGAACTCGTGCGACAGGTTGAATGACCACAGACCCACGTGGCCACCAACGTCGATCGCGACGCGCTTCTGTTTGCAGAGGCCCATCGCAGCCACCTGCTTCTGGCCTTGGTAACTCGCGCGACCGTTCAAGTGCATACGCACCTTCGGGTTGGCCATCCAGATGGGGAGGTGGGCTTCGCGATCGGGGAAATACCAGCCGTCAGTCTTCAGCACAGAATCTGCTCCAGGTTTGTTTGAACTTCGTCGACCGTAATGGCCAGCATGGATGCGCGGCAACCAGCGCAGGGAACTCGAGAGCCGCAGGCGCCGCCGGCGTGCCGCAGGTTGCGGTGCTGCGGATAGCCGGTGTAGTCGGGGTGGATGAACTCCGAAAAGAGCACAACCGCTGGGATGTTCAATGCGGCCGCCGCGTGACCGAGGCCGCCCTCGGCGCCAACGAATGCCCGGCTGACCGCCAGCACCGCCATGGCATGCCGGAAGGTCGGCGTCTCGACGAACTGCACGCCATTCAAGCGCTCGGTGGCTGGCTTGCCGATCTGAATGCACTGGCCGGCGTTGCGGTCCGCGAGTTCCTGCCAGCGCTCCCAGATCCAGGCCTTGTTGGAGCCCGGAACCTTGGTGCATGGTTCGATCAGGATGTGGCCGGCGTGCGGCGCCGCCCACGTTCGCTCGCCATGGCTCAGGTAGACCTCGCCGGGCTCGATCTGCCATCGCTTCCAAGTCCACGCCGTGGCTGACTTCGCCGCGATGTAGGGCCGCACGCCGCCACCGTTGATCAACTTCACGGCGCCGCGGTCGCCGGCTCGGGCGATGCGCGGGTTGTTCTCGAAGACCTCAGACCACTGGTGCCGTCCGTCCCTGCCGAGCACCATCACCTTGCGTTTCGTCTCGACATTGAGTTGCCGAACCTGTGCAGTGCACATCAGCCAATCGCCGACGCCCATGACAGCCTCAGGCGCCGCGGCGGGTGTACTTGCGCTTCGGGCGCTCCTGCTCTTGGCTTGTGGCGTCAGGCAGCAGGTCTTGCTGGGGTTCGGTGACTTCGGGTTGCAGGGTCACCGGTTCGGCATCATGCATCGTCGTCACGTCCAGCGCCACCGGTTCCGCGGCGGCATCCTGAAGCATGGCGTTGAAGCCCGGCATCGTGTCGAAAACTTCGGTTTCCGTAGACACGTCGGCTTCGACGTGTACAGTTTTCGGAGTTTCCTGAACACGTCGGCGGAAGTAGCCCTGCCATTCGCCGCGCGGGCCCTCGCCTTCGGTTTCCAGGTCGAAGCCTTCGCTGGCCATGACAGCCAGGATGTCGTGCGGCACGTTCTCGCTGCGCAGGTCGCGGATCACGGGGCCGTAGGGCGGCAGGCGGATGACCACAAGGTCATCACAAGCCGCGGCCAACATGGAGCACACAGCGCTCGGGTTCTTGAGTTTGTGAAGCGACGCGAGCATCACGATGATGTCGTATCGCTCGTCTTCCGGGTGAGCATAGTGGTTCAGATTCGCCTGTTGAAATTCGCAAGGCAAGTCGCCGGCCAACGTTTTTGCAACCGGTATGTACCAATCCACGATCTCCAAGCCCTTGCAGAACTTGGCCCCAGCTTTCGCCAACTCCATGGAGATCAGGCCCTCTCCGGCGCCAACGTCAAGAACGGTTTTCCCGGGAACTTCTTTGAGCAACTGACCCAAGCCGGTCATCTGCTCATCAATCGTCCTGTCTCCGTCTTGCACGCCTTCGATCTTGAACCAGCCTTTTTTCATTGTTTGCTCCACTAAAATAGGCGAGCCCCTGAAGCGTGGCAACGCGACAGGGGCCCTGATCACACCTTGACCTGCTTCATAGGCCACAGCATGACTGTTGAAAATTCTCTCACAGCGGAACGTCTCCGCGAACTTCTTCACTACGACCCGGCCATCGGCGTCTTCAAGCGCATTCTTGAACTAAGTCGAAGGCGTCGCGACAAGGTCGGCAGCCTAACTTGGAACAAGTACCTGCTGATCTGTGTTGATGGTAAGCAGTACCGTGCTCATCGATTGGCTTGGCTCTACATGACTGGATCTTGGCCAACCAGCGACATTGACCACAAGAATCGGATCAAGACGGACAACCGATGGACGAATCTTCGTCAGGCCACCAGAAAGCAAAACATGGAGAACACTGGCCTGCAGAAAAATAACAAATCAGGCATTTGTGGCGTGTATTGGGATACCAACCGAGAGCGATGGCACGCGATGATTCAACACAACAAAAGGATGATCCACATCGGACGGTTCGTGGCGTTTGAGGATGCAGTGAAGGCTCGCAAGGACGCTGAAAACCTCTACTTCACTCATCACTTGAAAGAGCCGACCACGCAAAACCAGATCTGAACTCGTCAAGGCTCCACTGCTGGTCGGCCAGTTGGTTCGCCCACTCGTGGCGGCCATCAGGCGTCGGCAGGTTTTCGATCTGCTCAAGCGTGCCGCTCATGGGTCGCGCTGAGCAATCATCCGATTCAACAACGACTGGTATGCCCGCCAGCAGCGCAGTGACGGCTGCGGCTGACGACCAAGTGACCAGCGCATGTGCGCCGACCAAGTCTGCAGCCAGCGTTGCAGAGGACTTGCTCTTGTTTGCCGACCACGGCCGGACACGGATCTCGCGGTCAGTGACCGTCTTGAGTCGCTGCAGCGTCTGTTCAGTCCAGTCAAATTCGACTCCAGCCAAGGTCTTCATGAAGTGGGCCGACTGGGGGCACACGACGATGTGGCTGCCGCTGCTGCGCCACGGCTTGATCTCAATGCCGAGCGCGGCAAAGCGCGTGCCGTCACTGGCGCCCTCGGCGATCGGCTGCAACATGTTCTTGGCGACGCGGAAGTAGGCTTCGCGAGCCGAGTCGAACAGGCTGCCGTCCGAGTAGAAGATGGTGCGTCCGTCTTGCGATCCCTGCCACGCCTCCAGGTTGCCGGCCGTCACGCCGTAGAAGAACGATCCGCCTTCGCTGCGCAGCTTGTAGGCAATCTGGCCATTGCAACCACGGGCAAAGGCCAAGCAGATGTCGGCACTCTTCTGCTTGTGCGGAACCGGGTAGGCGGTCACGATCACGATGCCAACTTTCTCAGGATCCTGGCGAAAGGCTCGCCGCTCTCAATGTCGGCCACGCTCCATTGTGCGTGGGCCATGCGCGAGAAGGCATCAAGCCGTGACTGATCGTCACGCTTCAACTCGGCCAGCCCGTCAGACCAGCGCGTCGCGGCGCCACCGCAGATCCAGTGCGGCGCCGAGTAGACCACCGGCACACCCTCGATCAGTGCCTTTACCCCGCTGGCGCTGCTCCACACGAAGCACGCCTCGCAGCCTGCCAGTTCGGTGTCAAGCGTCATCTTTGGCGGGAAGCGGCCCGGGTGGCGGCGAATGCGAACCTGAAGGCCCATTCCCCGCAGTTGCACCGTAGTGCGGTCTTCCCATCCGTGCGGGCTGGCCATCTCGGTGGAGCCGACGCCGCGCTGACCACATACCAAGACGTGCTTTCCCTTCTGCCAAGGCTTGAAGTTGATACCGAGAAGCGAGAGGCGGTCATCTTGTTCCACGGGGAACCAGCCGCTTCCGTTGTGGCCGCCGACGGCGATGGCATAGTTCGGCCGGCCTTCGCTGTCTTGGCCGTAGTAGCCGTTCTCGCACACCACCACGGTGCCGCCCTTCAGTTCCCAGTTGCGGGCCAACTCCTGTTCGGCACCCTGCCGATTCCAGAGGATGAGCATGTCGCGCTCGTCCTTCGGGTCACCGGCAACAGTGACGGCGTAGCCGAGGCGGCGGAGCCCGGCTTCGAATGCGTCGCGTCGGTATTCCGGCTTGAACCGGATATTGCAGAGAGCGATCAAGCCAGGGCTTCCTTCAAGTCGGCGAGTCGGAAGCACGTCAGGCGCGTTGACCGCGTGCAGTTCACCACCTCCACGCCGGCCTTCTTGATGTCGTGCGCCAGCGGGTCAAATGCCTGAATCCAGAGTTCGAAGAGGTAGTTCGGGATGCCTGTCAGCGGCTTCGGGTGATCGCTGTGCCAGTGCTTGCCGTGCATGTCGAAGCCCAGCAGGATGATCTTCTTGGCGCCGGCCTGATACGCGAGGTTGATCGCCTGGTAACCGCCGTTGCGGCCTTGGTTGATCACGCCGGGCGTCTTGTTCAGGCCTGAACCCGGCCGGCTTTCGATGTGCTTGACGCCTTCGTGGGCGACATTCTTGTCTTGTGTCCAGAACTCGGATTTGCTGACGCGGCGCGCTTCGCCGATGTACTGGTTCCACCACGGCGCATCGCATGCGTAGAGGACGTCCGCCCACGGCGCCAGCATGAAGGTGGTGTTGATCGCGATGACCCGGCGGCCGCCCGCGGCTTCTCGCCACTCGCGCACCAGCTCGCAGTCGGCCAATTTCAGGCTCTGCCCGCTGGCCAGAATCACGACTGTGTCGCCGGCCCACTCGAGGCCGCGCCACGCGAAGCCGCCAAACGGGCGGGCTTCACCCGTCGCGATCATGGCTTCTGCCGTGGTCTGATCAGCCTCAAAGGTGGACCCTTCAAAGATGGTGCCGACGGCATGGCCGATCGGCTTCAGCGCGATCATCTTCATGTGTATCGGCGGTCTTGCCCGGGCAGGCCGCGCTCTCCCTTTTCGCCACGATCACCGTCTTTGCCGTCGCGGCCGTCGCTGCCCTTCTTCACGATCAACTGCCAATCGGCGGTCAGCGGCTTCTCACGTGTTCGGGTCTTGCAGTGATGCATCGAACCAGCCCATGTGACCTGATCACCAGGCAGGTATTCCTCGCCTTCGCGGAACACGCCCTTGTAAAGCGGCACCGGGATGTTGAAGGACTCGGCGGCGGCCGTCTTCCCGAATGCGGTGATGCTCTTGAACTCAAAGGATCTCGGGTCGGTTTCGCTTTGCACGAACACAGTCTTCACAACCGGGTCAAGGATGATGTCCCAACCGGATTCCTCAACGCCGGCCGTGATCGGGTCCGTTGTGCGGATGGCGGTCATCAAGCCGCCGCGGTGCTTGGCAAAGGTGCCGCGGGCGTAGCTTCGGGTTTCGTCAATCGCCGGCAGGATGGTGATGTGCAGAGCATCGCGGCCCGGCGCGCCATCCTTGCCGTCGCGCGGCGCTGGCATGTCCTGAGCTGCCCGAGCCACCATCAAGCGAATCACGGCCGGGTCGGCATCGGCTCCTTTTTCGCCGTCCTTCCCGTCTCGGCCGTCCTTCGGCGTCGGGATCTCGGCAACCGCCTTTGCCACGAGTTCGGCGACGACAGCCGGGTCGACATCTTTGCCGGGGGCGCCAGGTTCTGCCGGCGGCAGCGACTTGACGTGTGCAGCCACGATCTCGGCAACCATCTGGACGCTGACATCCTTGCCGTCGGCACCGTTCGCCCCGTCTTTGCCGTCAACACCATCACGAGGCCGCGGGATCTGGTCAACCGCCTTCGCCACCAAGTCAATGATGACAGCCGGGTCAACGCTCTCGCCATCGCGGCCGTCTTTAGGAACCGGGATCTCATCCAAGAATTTGCTGACTTCAGCCAAAACATCCTTGGCGATTTCGGCGGGGTCTGCGTCTTTCCCGTTCGCGCCGTCCTTCGGCTTCGGCATGGCAGCCACGGCCTCAGCCACGCTGGCCTGCACCATGGCTGCCAGTTCTTCAGGATCCGGGCCTTCACCGTCACAGCCGTCGGCGCCGGGCGGGCCGACCAGCGAGTCCAGCCATTCTGGCTCTGTGCCGACGAAGCCATTGGCCACAGCCAGTTCGTAGGCTGACTTGCCGTCGGCGCCGTTGATGCCATCCTTCGGGATCGGGATTTCATCCAAGAACTTGCTGACCTCAATCAGAACGTCCTTGGCAATCTCGGCGGCGTCGGCATCTTTGCCGTCCACCGCCTTCGGGAGAAGCGCGACGGCGCGCTGCACGGCGGCATCGATGACGGCCGGGTCGGCGTCGCGACCATCGCTGCCGTCTTTGCCGTCCATGCCTTTCTCGCCGGGTTCGCCCTTGACCGACTCGCCGCGAAGAGACTTCAGCCATGCGGCCTGGTCGCCATCGAAACCGCAGGCCTTGGCAACCTCAAAGGCGCCGAGACCGTTCAAGCCGTCGGCGCCGTCCTTGCCGTCCTTGCCCGCCGGGATCTCGGCAAAGCGAGCCAGCAACGGCTCGATCGCCGTCTTGAGGCGACGATCGAACTCGACACCAACATAGCCTTTGACGGCCAGGAAGATGGAGTCCGAGAGTGCTTTGATGTCGCCCTTCATGCTGTGCCCTTGTTCATGGTGTCACGACAACGACAGTTCGTTCGCAATCGGTCATGTCTGCTGCCACTCGCGTGGCCGCTCCGTCAACCGAATCGAATTCAACATGTTCGTGTCCAGTACCTTGGTTCGTGATTCGTGTCTTGCCGGCCGCCACTGCCGCCAGCAGGCGGAACAGTTGCGCCGCCGTGTACGGTGTTTCGATCACGGCATCCAAGTCGCTCGGGCTGAGCAACAGTGCTTCTGAGTTGGCTTGGGCTTCAATGAGCCCTGCTTGGCTTGGGTAGCCGTTGTCGAGCGTGAAGCTCCAGATGCTTGATGCCGACATGTCTTTGCCTACGGTGTGATGACGACGTTCGTGCGTTCGCTGCCTGTCATTTCGGCGGCCACCACCACGTGGGTGTCGTCAATCGCGTTGAACTCAACGTGTGCGTGGCCGTTGCCCTGCGCTGCCACCGAAGTGCGGCCAGCCGCCACGGCGGTGATGATTTTCAGCATCTCGCCGGCCGTGTAGGCGCCCTCGATCACGGTGTCCCATGTCGCCGGGCGATCCAGCAGGGTCTGCAAGTTCGTCTGGATCTCAATCAGCGTGGCCTGCGCGGTCATGCCGTTCGTGAGAACGTAGTTCCAGACCTGTGCGGCGCTTGCCCCGCCTTGGCTGTCTTCTTGAGCGAACGGCGTGTAGCCAGCGAAGGCGATGCCGCCGGCGCCCGGCGCGCACACGATGTTGTTTGTGACAACGATCTGCGGGCCATAACCTGTGACCTGAAGATCAGCGGCGCCGGGTCGCGCAATCTGCTGAACCAGCGCCGTCGGCGCCTGGCCGGCAATGATCAGTTGACCCTGCGCCGGTTGGGCAATGACGCCCTGAACCGCCGCCGGCGCCAGCCCTGTGATGGCCAGACTCGCCGCTGCCGGCTGGCTCAGCGTGCCATCGGTCTGGATGCCGATCGGCGCGGCGCCCGTCAGGATCAGCGCGGCTGCCCCGACTTCGGCAATCGTGCTGTGTGTTTCGACTATCGTGGGCGTGCGGCCCGTAACGACAATCTGTCCGGCTGCAGGTTGCGCTGTCGTGCCGGTGCTGCTGACCGCGGTCGGTTGTTGACCTGTCAGCGTCAGCCCGCCGGCGCTAGGCTGTGCTGTCGTGCCATCGGTCTGCGCAACAGCAGGTTGTTGACCCGTCAGCGTCAGCGCACCGGCCGCGGGTTGCGCTGTCGTGCTGTGAGTCTCTGCCGCTGTCGGCGTGAGCCCCGTGATCGCCAAGGCCGCGGCGCCAGGCTGCGCGACGGTGCCAGCCGAAGACACGGCTTGCGGAGCGGCTCCGGTGAGCACCAGCGCCGCGGCAGCCGGCTGCGCGATGACGCCATTCGTCTGCACCGCCGTCGGCGCCAGACCGGTCGTCGTGATCTGGCCGGCACCCGGCTGAGAGATCGTGCTCAGCGTGACAACCGCCGTCGGCGCCAACGCAGTCAGCGTCAGCGCGCCGGCGGGCGGCTGAGCGTAGATGTTGTTGCCAGTGAAGGCGACGGGTTGCGCGCCGGCGAAGGCAAGGGCGCCAGAAGCCGGCTGAGCCACGGTGTTCGCCGTGGTAACCAGTGCCGGCGTCAGGCCGGTGATGACAAGCGCCGCGGCTCCGGGTTGCGCCGTGGTGCCGTTCGTTTGAACTGCGGTCGGCGCGAGGCCTGTGATCTGCAGGGCTCCGGCGGAAGGCGCCGAGAACACGTTTGCCGTGGTCGACGCCGTGGGCGCCAGCCCCGTGAAGTTCAGCGTGCCCTGCGCCGGCGCAGAGATTCGGTTGTCAGAAAGTGCCGCAGTCGGCGCGGCGCCGGTCAAGATCAGCGAGCCAACACCCGGCGCCGGGATGTAAGCTAGCAGCAATGAAGGCGCGAGCCCGCTGAGAGCCAGTGCCCGCACAGGCACAGAGACGACCGCGCCGGCAACGGCTACGGGCGCGAGGCCCGTGAGAGAAAGGACACCAACTGCAGGAGAAGCAACGGTGCCCGCAACCGCTACCGGCGCGGCGCCTGAAATCGTCAGCGTGCCCTGTGCCGGGCTGGCCACAATGCCGGCACCCGTGCTCGGCGGCAGGCCGGTGAATGTGATGGCGCCGACACCCGGGCTGGCCACGACACCCGACAGCGCGCTCGGCGCCAAGCCAGTCAGGCTGAGTGAGCCGGCGCCCATCTGCGCGACGGCGCCCGCGATGGCGGTTGGCGTGAGGCCGGCAAGCGTCAGCGTTCCGGCGGCCGGCAGGTAGGCCGTTCCGTAGGCGGCAACTGGTGCCTGACCCGTGAAGGCCAGAGTGCCGGCGCTAGGCGAAACCACGGTGCCGGCAATCAGCGCCGGCGTCAGGCCGGTCAGCGTCAGCGTGCCCTGCGCGGGTTGCGCGGTAATGCCGGTGGTGACCACCAGCGTCGGCGTCAAACCGGTCAGGGCCAGACTGCCTTGCGCAGGCGTCGCCGTGCGATTGTCAGTCCAGACCGTCGTCGGCTGTTGGCCGGTCAGGCTCAGGGTGCCGACACCGGGCAGCGCGAAGTCCGCACGAACCGTTGTCGGCGCCAAACCGGTCAAGGCAAGCGTGCCTTGCGCCGGATACACGATCGTGCCGGCAACGGCGACAGGCGTCAGGCCCGTGATCGCCAGAGTTCCCTGCGCCGGCGAGATGACGGTGCCGGCAACAGCAACCGGTGTTTGCCCAGTGAGAGCCAGTGTGCCGGCGGCCGGCGAGATGTAGGCTGCGACCAGCGCAACCGGCGCCAGCCCCGTCAGTGCAAGTGATCCAGCGCCCGGCGTCGCATTGGTATTCGATCCGCCGCCTGTATTTCCACCGGGGATCTGAAACCCGTCGCTCTGGAATGCGCCGGGTTGAAACGCTGCGGTCACGTCACTCCGTTACGGACGCTTGGAGAGCGTGACGATGAGGTCGCGCCATGCGTTGGTGTAGTGGTTCATGGCGAATTGTTTGTACTCGGCGTTGCGGACTTCAAGGGACTGATCCCAAGACGCTGCGATCGTGTGGTCGAAGTCGCACGTGAAGCCGGTGTGCGGCGCATTCGCGGCGCGCCATTCCTTGTGCAGGTAGAGCGGATACCACTGCGACATCGGCGGCCATTGGTGGGTCGGATCGCCGTAGGCGCAGGCATGCGACCAGTTCGGCGTGATGATCAGGGCCTGCGTGCCGGGCTTCATGACGCGGTACAACTCGTTGAAGAACGACACGCGCTCGGCACCAGTCAGGTGTTCAACGAAGTGGCAACTTCGGGCTTCGTCGACCGAGTTGTCTTCCAGCCAAGTCAGGCCGTTTCGCACGTCGCGCACATGCTTCTGGCCGAAGTCGATGCTGTCGACGCCTTCCCAGCCTTCGGGAGTCGTCTTGCCGCAGCCGATGTCAATTCGGACGGCCGCCGCGGGTTCCGGAAGGGTCGGGTCGCTGAGTTCGACCGCGCGCATTACGCTGCCCTTTGCCATCTTTCTCTCCTTGGTTCATACACGTTTTTCGTGACCATCGAACTATAATGTTGCGATGGAATGGGGAAGGCATTACAGACACTCAATCGAAAGCGCCCGCGCTCGATTCATGTCCCGCATTGAAGTTGAACCGTCGGGTTGCTGGCGCTGGATGGGCGCGATCGGAAGCCATAAACGCTATGGGTCTGTTCACATCGCCGGCAAGAGCTGGCTTGCGCATCGCGGCGCATGGTTCTTGTTCAAGGGAGATCCTGGCGCCTTGAATGTTTGCCATACCTGCGACAACGGGATGTGCGTCAATCCAGATCATCTGTTCCTTGGAACGCAATTGGACAATGTCCATGACATGGAAGCCAAGCAGCGGTCCAAGCATCCTTCTGGCGCGGCTCACGGCAGGTCAAAGTTAACTGCGACCGATGTCGAAGACATCCGCCGCTGCTGCACGACAGAGTCCATTCTGTCTATGGCTACCAGATTCAAGGTATCAAAACCAACCATAGCCAGAATCGTGAAGGGTGTTGGCTGGGTCACCAAGTAGTGTCCGGGGGGCCAAATTTCCCTTCGAGATCAAAGTGTCCAATTTGCACGCCGCAGTCGATCGCGCAACGATAGCCATGCCGCTGAGCATCGGACCAGAAGTAGAGGTCTTGCGTGGCAATGCCTCCCTCGGTCTGAGTCTTAAACCATGGTCTTCGTAGGTCGCCATCTTTGAACATGTCAAGGCGCCACAGGTTGAATCCCATGCCGGTTCCCCAGCATTCGACCAACTGGCCGGCAATCGGCGGCTGCGGACGGAAATTCATCACGGGGTCGCGACGGTCCCCCCAAATTTGGGCTTGGCCGCCCTCGCCCTTCGTAAAATAAATTCCGCCGATGCAGTCGTATTCTGGGTGAGCCTCCATCTGCGCAAGCAGTTTGATGAGCCCATCCGGGGGAACGATCGAATCGTGCTCGATCGTCAAGATGTACTTGAACTTCGACAACTCTGGATGCGCGAGGATGGCTTCGATGGCGAGAGAGTATGCCTCTCCCACCTCGACGCCAATGGCCCACATGCGATGCAGCGCATTGTTCGGCGGCGAGTAGAGATTCATCCAACTGGCGACTGCCTTGGTAGGCACCGTGCCGCCGGCTGGGATGATGATGATCGTGTCCAGCTTCTTCCACGCCGACGTCTCTTTGACGCGAGCGATGGATGCTTCGAGGTCTGCGTTGTGCTTGCCGTAGTCGACGGCGACGAACTGGGGACGCATGCTTAGGGATCTCCTAATTTGCTGGCAACAGGTAGTCTAGCGAAGCCCGTCAGGCGCGGGCCCAACCAAGAATCGCGCTTGGCAAGACGGTCAACAGCGCGCTTCCTGAAGACGTTGTTCCGACATCATCGGAGACATCGCATGTGATCAAAGAGCCGTTGTCGCCAAACACCGTTGTTGGCGCATAGGTGCTGCTATCTGTTCCGACATTGCTGCCATCGTCTTTCCATTGATAGTGCAGGGCGCCAGTGCCGGTTGCAGAGACTGTGAATGTTGCAACCTGCCCGGCATATACAACCTGAGGGCTTGGATTGCCAGTTATCACCGGGCCAGCGGCCGGCAGTGAAACCACAAATCCACCGAAGCCAGCCGCCCCCGTACCTGTGAGCCTTGTAGCGGTGGCAGTCAGCGTGCCTGTTGCACCAGCCGATATGTTGTCTTGCGTCCAGCCGGTCAGGTTGGACCAGATGCCATCGGCAACGTCTTGGCGGCTCGTAAACCCAGAGAGCCCACTGAATCCCCAAGTGTCCGCGTTGGTGTTCTGGTCAAGGCCGCAGCCGTAGAACAGATCCGAACCTCCCGATGCAGTGACGCCTGTCAGCGCGCATGAAATGGGCGTTGCATTGGCGCTGATGTTGGTGGTGACTGCCACCACTGCTGTCGCTGCGTTATCTCGACCGGAAAAAGCAAATAGTTGCAAGATGCCTGAATTGGCCGCGACCGAAACAAATGCATAGGAATCTGAACCTGTGGCATCCTTCAGTTCGAACAGTTGAACCGTGTGCCCATCGGGGCCAGAAAGATCAGCGTTCCCGATCTGCGCCCATCCCGATGGCGGCGTAATAACGCGGATCGTGTCTTGAACCAGAACCGCAAGCAATCGATCATGCGCGACAACGCCAGCCGGAGCCGTGCCAGTAAAAGCCGTCGTTCCGTTGAACGATGTTGACGATGACGAGCGAAACGCCATTACGTCGTCTCCACCACGATGCTTGCCGCCGTGAAGTTCTGCAAGGTCTGCGCGTCACACTTGATGTGAGTAGGCACGATCAAGGCGCCCGCCGCGGTGCGCTGCCATGGGGACTCGACGGTCGTGAACGGGACCGGCGTTGTCCCATCCTTTTCAAGAAAGACGCCGCCGACCAGTGACACGCTGAACTGCCGAACCCACGTCGCTTGGTTGTCAAAACTGAACCATGGCGTTGCGTTGAGCAGAGCCCCTGAGGGAAGACTGCTGCGGCTGATTCGAACGCGCAGCCCATTTCCGGCTGGTGTAGCCCATGGGCCAAGCGTTTGGTTGCCGACGACAAGCGCCTGAGCCGTCAGCGTCACGAGAACGGTCATAGCATCAGGCGTTGTTGATCATCTGCACGTAGGGCGCGACATGCGACGCCGACGAGCTGATCTGCGACAGCGCGATGCTTGCCGTGGTGGCGCCGGCATTGCTGTACGAGCCCAAGCCCTGCTGCCACTGATTCGATGCGCTGTTGGCGATGCCGAACAAGCCGATCGTGTTGTTCGGCTGGCTCATGCCGATGTGGCTGTGCACGATGCGGGCCGCGCTCAAGTTCGCAGTGCCCTGCGTGGTCTGCGTCGTTGAAACGCCGTAGGCCATGAACATCAAGCCTGCCTGTCGCGAAGCCGCGAACTTCGTATCCCACATCTTCATGCCGCTCAGCGCCGTCATGTGAGTTGTGCTCACCTGCATCGTGCTGTTCGTGGCGGCGTAGCTGAAGCTCAGCGATGACGTGCCGTTGCTGACCGGGTAGGTCAGGCCGTGCGTCACGCTGATGTTGTTCGTCGTGTTCTGGCTGACGTTGATTGAGAAGCGGAAGCTCACCGAACTTGACGAGAAAGACTGCAGGCTCATCGAACTCGCGCCTGTTCCCAGACTGTACAAGACGATGTTGTGGGTTTCCTGCTGGTTGTAGCTGTACGCGCTGTTGCCGGTGGATGCGAACGACGTCGAGGCCAAGCTCACGGTGTGCGCCATGCGCATGAAGCCGGCCGAGAACTGCTCCCTGACCTGCATCGGGAACACCACCGACGTACTCTGCTGAACGGTCTGCGATTGGCTGTTCAGCAGATACGGGACAGCGTTTGCAAAGTAGCTCAGCAGCGGTTGGTAGATGCTGATCGTGTTGCCGGCCGTGCTGACGGCAATGCCGGATGCGCCGACCAGCGATGAGCTGGCAAGTGCCGACACAATCATGGTTTGATCGGTGGCCGACAACGTGACGTTGTTGCCGGCTTGGTAGACGAGGTTCGTGCCGCTCAGCGTGCTGGCACCAGCGGTGTTGCCGCTGATCGTCATGAACTGGTTGTGCGCGCTGTTCCAGTCACTCGGACGGACCAGCGCGGTAGCCAACGTGGTCGTGGTGGCGCCGAGACTGTTGAAGACCGTGACGGTTCCCGTGAAGTCGGCAACTGAGTTGGACTTGACGTGGGAGACTGCCATGTGTTTCTCGGTTCCGGGGTTCGACGACTACGTTGGCCTTGGCTCAGGGAGCCGGGGTCGCGTCGGGCACCAGTGCGTCGACGGTGCCGGCGGCGGCCGCGACGGAAGCCGATGCGGCCTTGGCGGCATCGAAGGCTGCCTGCATGGCCGGCGAGACATCGTTCAGACTGGCGATCACGACTTCGAGGTCAGCGATCTTCTGGATCAGACCTGCGGTTTCGGTGCCGACCTTGGTGATCTGCGTGGTTGCAGCGGTCAGTTGAGCGGTGACTTCCGTCAGGCCTTGGGCGAGAGCGTCTTGGGACATGGTGATTTCCTTGAGTAGTTGAAGAACGGGCTCGAGACCCGCGATGGAGAACGTGATGCGGTGCTCAACGATGAAGTTGGGTTCGGTCATTGTTTCACGCAAGCCGTGACTTCGGTTTTCACGGCTCCGGCGATTGCGCAGTACGTGGTAGTGCCGACAACGGCTTTCGCCGAGGCGCAGTCACAGATGGCGCCCTTGACAGCCTTGCGGCCCGTGACGCCGGTGAGCTTGCCTCCAGCGTAGGTGAAGATGGTTCCCGCCGTCGGCGTGACCCACGTTCCGGCCGGCGGAGTGATCGGCGTCGGTTTGTAGACTTCGCACCTGGCGGCCGGCTTCACGACGTGCGGCACCATGTTCGACGGCGGGTTGCCGGCAGACAGGCATGCCGCGTAGATGAGCGACTTCCAGTCGTACTCGTCTTGTGACCCGGCGGCCGGGGTGATGGTGGCGCTGGTAACCACCGAGTTCAGCGCCAACAACTTGTCCGGCGCAGACAGCACACCAGCCATCACGGCCAGCGGGTCGCTGATCGTATTCTGATACTTCTTGAGAACGGCGAACGACTGCCAACGCCACATGTTTGTGGTGTTGGGCTCGGGGCACCAGAAGTACACCCAGCGCCCAAGTGGCGTGGCTTCGCTGACCTGAATCGTGCCGGCTTCATTCGGCGACGACTCGGTCTTTGGCGCGCACATGAACTGCGCGTGGGCTGCTGCCGCCGAGGCAAACAGCACCAGGGCGGTGAGCAGGTTTCGCATTTTCAGTCCTGACTGGAATACTGGTTTGGCAGATGCCTGAAGCAAGTGCACGAGATGCAATGCTGTTGCTCTTGGACGCGGGCGCCGCAGGGCTGCGCTTTCTTCCAAAGCTCAAGATTTTCAGGCCGGTTGTCGGTTTTGATGCCGTTTTTGTGATGGACGTTCTCGCTGCGCAGAAGGGGCCTGCCAAGCAACCGTTCCATCACGAGGCGGTGTTCTAGCACGTAGCGACGGGTCGTGCCCGCAAGAGATGGGTGGTCTGGCGCATTGGTCATGATGTAACCGCTGCGGTTCATGAGCGTGCCGCCCTTCCACCTACCACCCTTCTCACCTTTGGTCTTGCCGGGATTTTCGGCGTACATCTTCAGCAGCGCACAACTACGTGTGCAGTGAATCGCACGCTGAGTTCTTGACCTGTATGGGGGCAAGAATTCCTCTTTGCACCACACACATATTTGTGGTGCTATACGCGTGCGGAGACCCGCGTGCTTTTGGCCGTAGTGATACCACCACTGACCATCAGCATCCTGCTTGAATCTCTCTGTGTCGAACGGCTTCATTGGCACTCCTTGTGGGAGCGCCAATTATGCCAGCGTGAATCATCACGAAAGGGTAAACACCCCCAAAGAATTCATTTGCACAGTCAGCGTGTTGCCGTTGGTGACCGTGAACTGCGCGGTCGACAGTTTCGACCAGCACAGGCACTTGGCGCCCGACGTGCCGATCACGGCGAACTTGACGTTGTTCAACGCCGAGCCGCTGGCCGTGAAGACCAGGTCGGTGGAGTCGAACTTGTAGGACTTGGCCGAAGCGCCGACCGTCCAGGCCAAGCCGCCGAGAGCACGGCCGCCGGCGACGTAGCCACCACGCGCGCTGATTTCATTGGTGATGGAAGCGAACGTCGAGAGCGTGAACGTGGATGCGTTGCTCGCGCTCGTCGTGAGTTTCATCTTCAAGGCGGTCGTGCCGAGAACGATGGTGCCGTTTCCGATGTACTTTTTGCTTTTGTTGTAGATTTGCCACGCTGATGCTGCCATTTTAGAACCTCATGAGTTTGAGTAAAGGTTGGGTCGCAACCACCAACGTTTTGTCGGGGTGCAGTTCTCGGAAAAGTCGATGCTTGTTCTGGCTTGCTTCGTTGAGCCAACCTTTGACTTCCCAATAAGCATCAATCTCGGGAAGGTAGAAATCTGGCAAGTAGGTGCACACGCCGAGGTCGAATCGGTGCCGCTCGTATTCCCACTTGATGCCGTCACGATCAAAGACTTGCGCAAGGCGCGCTTCCCATGACGATCTGAACGTGACTCCGGCGTATTGAACGCGAGGCGTGTGCTGCGGCGATCGGCCCCAATGTGGGCTGTTGCGGCCGGTGAGCTTTTCGCGTTGAGCCTGCGTCCAAGATGTGCCACGCATACGCGATGCAGTGGCTGCCCGCTCAGCCTCGGATTGCCGATGACTGAATTTGCCTTTCTTGGCTGCGCTCATCGCGGCGCGAGCGGCATCAGACTTCGGCTTTCCCAGCGCTGCAGCACTCATCTTGGCCTTTGTAGCCTCGGATGTGATCTTCCCGCGATGCGCAGCACCGATCTTTGCCTTCGTCTCTTCGGAGAGTTTCTTGCCACGATTCGCCGCGGCCAATTTGGCGCGGTGCTCGGCGGACTTTGGCACGCCAGCGAGCGCCATTATTTGGACTCCGCGATGTCGGAGAGATCCGCCCCGGTCTTCAAGATGTGCGAGATGAGGCCGTCGCCATGGACTTGCAGTTCCACCTCATCACCGAGAAACTTCACGAGATCCATGAACTCGGTGGCCTGCGAAAGCATCCACGGCGTGCACGTGAAAGTGCGGCCGCCGCAAGTCACGGGCATCGTGAACTCGCTGTCGTTCTCGGTCTGCTGATAGGCGTGGTGATTTCCGGTTTCGCTCATGCACGAGTCGAAGCCGAAGACATGCATGCGACGGAAGCCCAACATCATCAGCAGCGGGATGGCGCGAAGCACCACCGTGCTGCCGCCAGGGATCGGGTAGAAAGCGCCGGCTGCCTCGCGGATCAGCGCTTCGGCCTCTTCGTTCACGCCGGAGTGCCAGAGCAGCGTGCGGTCGCGCGGCAGGCCGGCCAGCGTGCTCGGGTGAACCTGCGAGGCGATCAGGTACTTGCAGTCGGCCTGCACGTTGCGCGTGAAGCGCGCGTTGAACTCGCGGGCGTCAAGCACGATCTGCGCGCTGACCTTGATCCAATTTTCGAGCGCCCAGTCGTAGGCGCCGTTGACCGTGACAATCGCGCACCCGGCTTCGCGCAGCGCCTTAATGTCTTCGACGTGGGCCGCCATGCTCGGACCGCCAGCGAGCAGCGCGATCTCGCGGTCTTGCCGGTCGTGCGGCAGCGCGTGACCCCAGCCCGCCAAGATGTTGGACTTGACCTGCGCGTCAACCACGGCTTCGTCCGTGTTGATGCGGCCGATTTTGACGATGTCCTTGGCGTTTTTCCACGACGTGCAGTAGATCGCGCAGGCGCCTTCGAAGTCCTGCGACCAATGCACGACGGCGCCGAGCGCCTTCAGTTGATCCACCCACCAGGCCAGCGGCTGCACGGTCAGGTGCAGTTGCTCGCCGATGCGCTCGCCCATGACGTCGGGCTCGGTCGCGATGCCGAAGAAGACGTGGTTGGCTGAGTCGAGGATGTTGGCCAGCACCGTCGCCACGTCTTGCGGCGGGATGTGTTCCATGACGTCGCAGCAGTAGCCGTAGGCGGCCTTGGCGGCGATCGGCTTGGTGAGGTCGCCGACCTCGAAGCTGATGCGGCTGGCCTGAGTGATGCAGGATTCCGCGACTTCGTGGTCCAAGCAGTTGGCCGCGAAGTCAATCATCTTGACGCGCATGTTGCCGAACAGGCAGAGCATCCATGCGCCGCGGCCGGTGCCGCAGCCGAAGTCGATGGCCTCGCTGTCGCGCGGCGGCTTGGCCTGCTGCAGGAACAACTGCGCCCAGTGCTCGCCGGGCGAGACCGTGCGGTAGTCGGGGATGTCCCACATCCGCTGGTACTTGCTGAGTTCGGGGTTCACGGCCTCAATCGGCTTGATGAGAACGTTCGGCGCGTGGCCGACTGCGCCTGCTTGAGTGATCATCTGGGTGCTCCAGGTGGTTTGAAGATTGGCTGGCGCTATGCCCAGCCGCCGGGGAAATACGAGTTGCAGGATCCGCTGCCGGATCCACCGCCACCGCCACCACCGCCGGCGCCGGCGCGACCGCGGGGACCGGCGGGACCGCGAAGGTCAACCCACTCGCCCCATTCGCCGCCCGGCAGTTCGAAGCGCAACTTCGTGCCGTCCCATTCGTGCAGCGGGATGGCGCCGGTGTCGCCCTTAATGCCGTCGGGCCCCATGAAGCCGCGCTCGCCGCGCGGGCCACGTTTGCCTTCGATGCCATCGGCGCCGTTGCGGCCATTGATGCCAGCGTCGCCCCTCTCGCCGCGGGCGCCGCGCAGGAAGGCAAGCCATTCCGCCTCGGTGCCTTCAAATCCAGCGGTCTGCGCAATCTCAAAGGCAGACTTTCCGTTCAGGCCGTCAATGCCGCGGTCGCCGCGGATGCCGGCGCCATCCTTGCCGTTGATGCCGTCGAGGCCATCTCTGCCGTCAACGCCATCGCGGCCATCTCTGCCATCTCGACCGGGACGAGCTTTAGCGATGATCTCTTCGATCAGCGCCGCCGTTTCAGGCGCCAGAGCACTCACGGGCAAATCGCGCGATCAGGTCAACAGCCAAGTCGCGCACCTCATCGCTGACTTCGTCATCAGCGCTGGCTTCAATTGACTTGACCGGGGCCGGAGTTGGCTCGGCCGGCAGCGCGGCGGGGGCCGGAGACGGAGGCGGCACACTGCCAGGGATCGGCTGCTTGGCCAGCGCGGCGATCGGGAATTTCTGCTGCTGCATGTACGGCGTCTTGCCGCCTTCGACGGGCGGCAGATTAACGCTGCGGCGGGCTTCGTCGGGAGCCAAGTAGCCGGCGTCCAATTCGATCTGGTTCTTCTGTGCAATCTGGAGTGGATCCATGCGCAGCAGGCCGTCCAGGTCCAACTCGATGCCGAGTGTCTGGGGGCCGCCAGTGAGTCCGAGGCCTTCGTCCAGCAGCAACTCGATGTTCTCGATCAGGACTTGCAGCGTTTGGCTGTAGTAGTCCTGGTTCATCTGCGCCATATTGGCGTACTTGATGCCGGAGTCGCTGGCGATCTTGTGCAGCGGCACATGGAAGCAACGCGCGACGTCCTCGACGGTCCAGCGCAGTTGCTCGATGAGTTGCGCCTGTTGGGCGGGGATTGTCATCGGCTCGTACTTCAGGCCGTCGCCGGTCACCAACAGGCGGCCAAGATTGCCGCCGCTGAAGTTGCTCTCAAAATGGGCCTTGAGACGCGCTGACGTTTCATCGCTGATCGTTCCGGCGGCCGTGAGGTGCCCGCTGGGTCGGCTCATGTTGTCGAAAAACTTGGCCGAGTTGGTCTGGATACGGCCACCCTGCGTAGCCGAGATCGCGCAGGCATAGATCGGGCCGACACCGATCAGCGGATGGAAAAAGCAGATGGCGCGGTCGTGGATGACCTCGCTTGCCGGGACCGTGATGCTGTTTTGCGTGCCAGTCAGGCGGTTCATACCGCACTCGTAGAACACGCTGCCGTCGTCTGCCACCAGCGCCTTCACGAGACGCGGGTCCAAGATGAACATCTGGACCACGATGCCACGGTTGTCGCGAACCTTCAGCACGTAGGTATTGCCGTACAGCAGTTTCGACTGAACCCACTGGTTGATGAACTGGATGCGCGTCTGGTACTGATTCGGCTTGCGCAGCACCGGGCTGAATGCGGCGTTCGTGGTTTCCTGCCAAACGCCTTCCGAGAAAGCGACGAGCTTCAACCGCAGTTTGGAGATGTCGTCGGCGATGAGCGTGACGCAGGCGTAGACGGCACTGAAGGCGAGCAGGCTGTGCTGCGGGTCGGCGATGACGTTGGACTGCCAGGCGCCGGCATAGGATTCACGGATCGGGCCAAGCCACGAACTGCCGTTGACGGCGTAGGCCGGCACGTTGGTCACCGGCACCGAGGCCTTCTGCAGCGCTCCGATCGCGCTGGAAACAGTTGACAGCAGACTGAACTTAGCCACGTGTCATTCCCCGCCAAAGAGTGATGCCGAAGATCAGCGGCAACGGCGCCGCCGAGATGAGCGACCAGCCAAGGCCGAAGACGATGTAGATGCCAGCAGACAGTGAGGCGGCTCCGGCGAGCACGCAGATCAGGGCGGTCGCAAAAACGACGGTTTGACCATCGTTCGCGGCGGCCGGCTGCGGGCCCAGCATCACGGTTTGCGTTTCGTTCACGGCTGCGCGGTCAGGTCGCGGCGGGTGTACGTGCGCTTGGCGCGCTGCGGTTCGACGGCTCCGATGTCGGGCGTCAATTCGCGGACTTGGTAGAAATCGGCGCGGCGCGCAAAGCCGATGGCGCGCAACTCGTCGGCGTCACGTTCGCAGTCGGTTTCGAACGGGTCGCCGTTCTTCAACCATACGCCGTTGTAGCAATGGCTGCCGGTGGCAATCATCTTGACTTTGGTCATGGGAGTGTTTCCTCAATTGGGGCAGAAGCGGCTGCCTTCCTGCGCGCCCATCCGATGCGTTTTGCTTCGGAGATGGCGGCGCTGCGTTTGGCCGCGGCGATTGGGTCTGCCCATGCGGCTTTGGTCGCAGCGGCCTTTTTCTCAGCCATGCCAGGGCGAGACCAGACTTCTTTCCAGTGAACGCTTGATGCAGCCTTTGCCTCATCGCAGGCATAGAAGGCACGAAGTGCTTCAGACTTTTTGGCTTTGGTGGTTGGCCTGTTGGCAACCTCGCGTTTTTTCTGCAAGCCTTCTGGACTTGCGTGCGCTTGACGCAGAGCGGCTACGCGACGCTGGCGTACCTCAGGATCAGCCCAGGCCTTCACCGCCCTGTCTTTGGCCGACAGGGTTTGTTCTGGCGTCTGAATTTGGTCGTTCCCACCACCGTCGCTTGCGTTTGTAAGATCGAAACCGAACGACTTCGCCGATGCGATGAAGAACCTCTCGGCGTCTTGCCATGCCATCTCTCGTGGCACACGAAAGAAAATCAGCAGTTGCGGAGCAAGCCCTGATGAAAGCAGGCTGCGCACCCACTGGCATTGATGGCGGTCGCTACGACCCGATGCAGCGATGCTGATGTGTTGCATCAACCGCTTCTTCGGCCTGTTCGATTTCCCGATGTACCGAACCTCATTTGTCTTTGGGCAGCACAAACAGTAGATGAATGAAGGATCTAGTTCAGCTACTGTTTGTGGGCTTGAAGATGCCCCGGATGCTTTGATCTTTTGGATCTTGCTTCCGGGGCCGCTCACACTTGCTACCTGCTCAGGTCAGATGTACGACACGCCGTCCAGGTAGACCACGCCCGTTGAGCGACGACGCTGCCAGTTCATCTCGCGCACGGCACGCAGACCGACCAAGTCGTTCTGGAACAGCGACACGAGCGACTGCGCGCCGGTGGACGGGTTCGTCAGCATCTGCACGCTGGCTTCCGTGGTGTAGTCCATTGTGATGCCGCCGTCGTCGGCGAAGTACACCTCGTCGGCCTTCACCAATGCGATGATCGAACCACCGGACACCGAGCCCGGCACCGAGTTCGACGTCACGACCGGCAGGCCAAACCAGGTGCCGCCGTCCATGGTGATGTCCGGGAAGATCGCGATGTCTTGCGACGTGCGCTTCATGGACAGGTCCAGCGCGGTCGCCGGCTTCATCACCCACACGCAGCCGGCCATGTCCAGTTCGGCTGCGATGAACAGCTTCTTCAGGGCGGAGACGTCGGTGTAGATCGCGGCTACCGTACTGCCACTCGATGCGATCGACGCGGCACCGTTGGTGATCGAAGCCGGGCTGACGTTGGCCGAGGCCGCGATCGCCGGATCGATGAACTGTTGGTCGGCGAACTTGGTCATCGTCGACAGGATGTCGTCACGCACGACCATTTCGGCCTGCGGGTTCGACATGGTGGCCAGTTCGCGGGTCATCACGACCAGGCTGGCGGCCTTCGAGTGACCGAGAGTAACCGAAGTGAAGGCCATGGCGCTCGCCGCGATCGGCGTGCCTTCACCAACCCACGCGGAGCTGGTGCCCGACGACGTGCCGCCGATGCGGACGTTGAACGGGATGCGGCGCAGGCCGGGGATGCGACCGATGATGGTCTTCGGGTACAGCAGGCCGTAGAACTCCGACGCCAAGTCGTTGTAGTAGACCAGTTGGCTCGCCCAGCCCGACGTGTTGCTGTCGCCGACGGCAACGGCAGCCTTCAGGTTGGTGTTGCCGACGTTGGCCATGGCGCCCATGACCGTGGCCAGACGGGGGTCGTCGGTCCAACGCTTGGCGATGTCGGCGGCTTGGCCGAGGTTGCCCTTGGCGGTGATCATGGCTTGAGCCAGTCGCGCAAAGCCGATGCCCTTGGGCAGGTTCGACTTGACGGCGATCACGGAGCCCGGCACGTTTACGGTGGTGCCGCGCGACGCCGGGGCGCCCTTTTCTTCGACAGCCGGCTTGGCCGACTTCGCCATCAGCGCTTCGTGCTCGGTGAGCATGGTGATGTGCTCATCGATCTCGGCGTTCTCGGTGGTCAGCGACTTGCGCAGATCCTTGGCCTCGGCATCCAGCGTCTCGCCGGTTTCCAGGGACTTGTTGACCATTTCGGTCAGCTTGGCTTCGTTCTCGGCCTTCTTCGCCTTGAAGTCGGCAATGCGTTCAGCGATCGTCTTCATTTCGGTACCTTTCGGGTTTGCAGAAACAGGAAGCCCACGTTGGGCGGGCATGGCTTTGGTTCCCGAAACGCCGGGAGGGGGTGCACCGAGTCGCACCACAGAGCGCTGCGTGAGGCCTAGCGCGGCCCGTTGCTCTCTGTCAATGGACTTGATGGCTGTGATTCCGCAGTCGGCATTCGCCGGCACGGTGACAGTTGAAAGCTCGATCACCTCGGCCGCCAAATAGCGAACACCGTAGGTTCCTTCAATGCGCGCGGTTTCGAGTGCGTTGAAGCCAATGCTGAGACCTTGCACGAGCTTCGCCTTCAGCATTTGCCAAGCCATCGTGAGGCGGTCCTGCAGCGGGCCCGGCTCGTCAACGCTTGCAACCTCGCAGTCGACTTCCACGCCTTTGTCGGTGACTCGGGCTGCCACCACCCACCCGATCGGATCGCGGGCGTTGTGCTGCCATAGCAGAGGAAACGGCAACTTCATCTTCAAACCCTTGGGCTCGACGATGTCGTCCATGCGGTCAACAGTTGGTGTCGAAGCGATGCCAGTGAAGGTTCGCTTCTTCCCGGGCGCGTCAACTAGCGCCTTGATCTCAAAGGTGGTGTAGGCGCGTTCCATGGCTTCTCCAAATGCAAAAAGCCGCCGTGATTTCTCATGGCGGCTTTAGTAGAGGTGGTTGCTGCTATTCGTCTGGGCTTGCGGCTTTTCGTTTGTACGGGCCGCGCTTGACGCCAAGTTGTGCAGCGATTTGATTCGCGCGATGTTCTGCGCTCGCTTTTCGACCCCGAAGTGACTCAGCGATCTTTCGGCGGTGGTCTTGCGACTTTGGACGCTTGACCCCAATGTTCCTGGCCAAGTTGGCGGCCTTCCATTCTTCAGTGTGCTGTGATCCAGCCGCGTGCTTGTTGCCGAAAAGATGAGCGACTTGTTCCGGCGACCTTTTTATGCCTCGAATCTTCTCGGCGCGCTTCTCTACGACTTCTGGCGAATACTTGCGCCCGATAGCCTTCTGGGAGATCTTTCGGAAGTATGTAGTTGACAACCGCACTTCTGGGGCGGAAAATTGCTCTATCGAAGGGGCAATTCAATGAAACAAAAGCCAGTTCAACGCCCGATGATTTGGGAAAAGACGGACATCAACGTTGTTGAGTTGAACTTTGGCGGCGGTCCGCATCGTTCGCTTGAGGTGCGACTCCAGATTGCAGAAATTCACTCCACGCCTGGGCATAGGCGGCCGAACGTGGTGACTCAAACGCCTTGGTACGTCCTACCACTCGACGCAGCAGAGAGCCTTGCTCAACAGCTAGCCGAAGTTGTTCGGCAAGCGAAGGCAATGCAGGCCTCGGCCGGTCCTCAACAATAGACGTATCTGGACTTGGCTGGTAGCTCATTCGGAATCCAATCATGTCAACAGCAACTCACACAGAACCTCAATTCAACGATGACGACGCGGCACGCGAGCACCTGGAAGCCATCCGCTGGCCCAATGGACCCGTCTGCCCGCATTGCGGTGGCACAGAGCGCAATAGTCGCCTGAATGGCGCCTCGCATCGCCCCGGCCTGCTGTTCTGTGGCGACTGCCGCGAACAGTTCACCGTGACTGTCGGCGCTGTGTTTGAGCGCTCGAAGGTGCCGCTTCACAAGTGGGTCTATGCGTCGCACCTGATGGCCGCCAGCAAGAAAGGCGTCAGTTCCAAGCAATTGGAGCGTGTGCTCGGCGTGACCTACAAAACAGCTTGGTTCATGTCGCACCGTCTGCGCGAAGCCATGAACATCGAACCCAGCGGCATGCTGGGCGGTGGCGGCGGCCCCGTGGAGGTCGATGAAACCTTCTGGGGCAACAAGGGCAAGCAGAAGCCCGGCGCGCGTTCCTACCACCACACCATGAAAGTTGTGTCGCTGGTCGAACGCGGCGGTGAGAAGCGTTCGTTCCATGTTCCGAACGTGAGCCCGACTACCTTGCGCCCGATCCTCAATGCGCAGATCGCCAAGAAGGCGCGCCTGATGACGGACGAGGCCGGTGTCTACACCAAGATCGGCCGTGACTTCGACTCGCACGAAGTCGTGAACCACAGCGCGAAGGAATACTCGCGCGGCGACGTGACCACGAATAGCGCCGAATCCAGCTTCGCGCTTCTCAAGCGTGGCCTTGTCGGCACCTTCCACAGCGTGAGCGAGCAGCACTTGCAGCGCTACGCCACTGAGTTTGATTTCCGCTGGAATACCCGCCAGTCGCTCGGCTTCAACGACGCCGACCGTGCCGCGCTGGTGCTCAAGAACATCGGCGGCAAGCGCTTGACCTATCGGCGGATTGACGCATAGGGCGTCTTCCAACAATCACACCGCCACGCCGCGAACCACGAAGCTAAAGAAGGTAGCGGCGATGCGAGCCAAGACAACGAAGCAGGCGGCGACGTATTCACCAGTGGTCGGCGCTGAGCACTGTCCTGTGTGCTGGGTTCAGCACGATTTCATGAACCGACTCAGAACCGAGAAACATGCAAATGGCGATGCTGTCGCAGTCGTCGTCTGCGATGTGTGCGGACTGTATCTGCCACTTTGACCAAGCCATGACCAAACAATCACGGGATGAGGTATTCAAGGCCGTTCAGACTGAACATGAAAATTTCAAGCTGGCGCTCGGAAACTTGATGCTGTCATGGGCTGATGCCGAATCAGCCCTCTACTGCGTACTCCGTCACTATGCTGGCGTCTCCGATGACGTCGCTCGCGCAGTCTTCTCTGGTACTCGCGCGAAGGGCATGATCGAGTTCATCAACAACATCGGCCACAACACCAACATGGATTCGGCGAGACGAAATGACCTAGCGATCGTCTTTTCTCATATGAGCGCGATCAACACGATGCGGGATCGCCTTGTTCACAACTCAAGCGCAGGTGAGATTCGGTTTGAAATGGACGATCCGGGGTCGCGGTAGTTGACCAACGAAGGCCGCGTAAGTCGTCGAGGAAACGCGTTCAGGTATTCGATAGGTTCCTCGCTCATTAACGACATGAGCACTGACCTCCTATCTATTTGCTGGCACCTTCTTGCCCACCGTGACAGTGTTCCATTTCAGCCGTGGGCTGGTGTGTCTGGTCGAGAGCGGCCATACGCATGGCTTTATAGACCTCCACAACCAGCAAGTGCTTCGGGTAGGTCTGATAAAGCGCCTCGTAAACTGAAAGGCCAGCCTCTTCCATCTCGGAAGAAACCTGCGCGCGACAAGGATCAGACATGAAGACACCTCAACAAAATGAGCCTTCCCCACTCACTGGGGACGAAATCCTTCGGCGCATGCTCAATACGCCGCCTAAGCCGCACGAACCGAAGTCAGCGGCTACTCCGGCGCCAGCAAGAAAGCGAGCTAAGAAGCCGACCTGAAATGGCGGGCGCCCGCTCCCGTGGTGCAATTGGCTTCTCACAAGCAATCACCCACGAAAGGGGCTCCCATGAAATCGTTCTTCGTAAAAGGGATCACAAGTCAGGGGCTCGACGAGGACGGCGCTACTGGCTACGTGACGCTGGACATTGAGGGCGACGAGCCATTCGAGTTGCGCATTCCGATGGGCGCGCCTGTGGCGCAACTCATTGAGGTTCTGCTTGACCAATCGAACGCCGCCGGCCCCAAGCAACGCGCGCACCAAGGCGCATCAACGCTCCACCAAGCCATACCCGTGCCGATGCGACCCTCAGATATAGGAGTCGCGGCAGCCGGGAATGAGGTTGCGCTCTCGTTTCACTTTGGATCGTTGCGTCTTCTGCTTCCAGTTCCCAGCGCGCAAGTTCGATCCATTGCCGAGAGTCTGGTGACGGCAGCGGGATTGAAATCCGGCCCTGGATCAGTTCACTAGCGCTGCGCCCCGCATCAAAGTCGTTCATGGAAGCCCCAATGAAAAGGCCCGCTCAGCGCGAGCCTTGACACGAATTCTGGCCTGTCATCCATATTGGACCTCTCCCGGCTTGCGTTTCTCACCTACACACTTCCGAGATCTTTGACTTTGTTTCTCGTGTCGCTTTCCGACCCAGCGAGTTTCCCGCGACCTTCAGCACGTTGTACTCAGGAGACAGCGCGTCAAGCGCGATCTGCTCGTACAGCAACAGGCTGGGCTTGTCGCACAGGATCAAGACTTGAAACTGGAAGGCACCCTGTCCGTACTTGTTCCAAGCGGGCTGAAGGTGCCGGCTGTGTGGCTCCCGGCACGCAAACCTGCGCGATGACAGTTCCATCGCTTCGTAAATGACAGCGCGCTTCCGACGTATCTGGCGCCGTTGACCGTATTAACGATCTCATAGATGCCCGTGTTGTGCGGGCGTACACTCTTCTCAGCCATCGCTGATACCCTAGATCAGTGGTGGTCAGAAGCCCGCTGATGTTTCCGCACCTTCGGGCTTCGCTATTTCATGCGCCTATTCTCGCCTTTTCCATCAAGCGCCGATCGAGAACATCTGAAATTGCGGCGGCTTTGGTGCCACCGGGTTCAGCGAGAGCAGCGTGACGGCATCCATCAGGGCCATCAGCGGGTCAATCTTGGCGGTGCCGCTTGCCTGCTTCGTGATCAGCACGGCGTTGCCGGTGAGCACGATGCGGGCGTTTCCGCAGCACCAGTTCATCATGCGTTGGCCGCCGTGGATTAGCGCGCCTTCGGCCAACTTGCGTTCGGCTGTCTTGATGGCGCCGGCCATCTTCCAGCCCTGCGAGACCCCGATGATCTTGTCTTCGGGGATCTTCAAGGCAATCAGGGCATCAAGGATGCCGCCGAGACCGTGAGGGTCAACGCCGATCTTGTCAAGTTTCTTGCTGGCTTCGACGCGGGCGCAGATTTCAGCCAACTCGGTGACGTCTTCGCCGATCATCTCCACGAAGGTCAGGTCGCCGTCGTCGCGGAAACCGTTCATCTGTGTGACTTCGCTTTTGCGCAACTCAAGCACGGACGGATGGGCCCATGCGTGAGTCCATGCCAACCACTTGCCGGTTTCGGCTTCGCGGCCGGCGACGGCCAGGCCAAGCAAGTCATCCAGCCCGCCGCCGTCAATCCCGATGTCCAGCACTTCGCAGCGGCGGATCAGTTCGTCCAGCGTCAGGCCGGGGCGTGCTTGGCGCTCCCAGAAATTTGCACCGGCCCATCGGTCGCTTCGGAGATGCAGGCCAACTTCGACGTTCGCGAACTTGGCCAAGAATCCGCGGATCGTCTCTTCGCCGCCATCCTGCGCCTCTTGATACTTGCGCGCGTGGAAGGCTTCGTCAACGCTGGCGCCGAGATTTGGGTTGGTGACGTAGAAGTTCTTGATGTCGCGGCATGCGCCAGACTTGATCATCGCCGGTGGAAACTCGTAGAGGACTGGCAAGAAAGCGTTGTCGCTCACCTTCCCATCACGCACGCGCCTGGCGTATTCCAACTTCTGCTTGAACACGCCGGCCGGCGCCTCGTTGGAGTGCGTGCTGGCGTAGATCACGAAGCCTTCGGGGCGCGATGCCATGCCGCCGGTTGCCTCCAGCAGCATGTCGGCGGCGCCCGGCTTCTTGCCGAAGGCCCAAAGTTCGTCGACGAATGTGCCAATCCACTTCTTGCCGGTCACGGTGTCGCTGTCGGCGGCCACGACCTGCAAGGTGCCCCCATTCTGGCGGTGCGTGATCGTGCGGATGTGGTCCTGCACGTGCAGCAGGTCGCTCAACTCTTCGTCGCGCCGAATCATGTCGCGCGCCGGGCGGAAGGCGTTGTTCGCTGCCTCCATGGTTGGGGCCAAGATGCCGAACTCACCGCTCTCACGCCAATTGCGAATCAGCGCAGTCAGCATGATTCCAGCCGCCGTGGTGCTCTTGGCGTTCTTCTTCGAGATCAGCAAGAAGTATTCGGCGATCAGGCGGCGGCCGACTTCCGAGTCATACGACCCGAAGATCGCCTTCGCGAAATCCCTGACCCACGGCCTGGCCGCATCGCCCATCCGCGGGCTTCCGGGAGCATCAACGATCAAGAGGTCGTCGAAGACGAGCATTGCTGCGTCGGCTTCTTCTGGGAACAGTGGGTCAAACGAAATCAGCGACTTGCCGGCGACGATCCGACTTTCCCAGTCAAGGCAGGCGGTTGACCATTCCACAGGTCAGCGGCCGATGGCCAGAAGTGCAGCAGCCTCTTCGCGCTGTTTTGCCCCCGAATGGCATGGGCCACACAAACTTTGCCAATTTTCCTCGGACCAAAAGAGAACCTGGTCTCCGCGGTGCGGGATCTTGTGGTCGACGACGTTTGCTGCTTCAATCAGGCCTGCGGTCTCGCACTTCACGCACAGCGGATTGCGCGCCAGGAACCGCTCGCGCGCCTTACGCCATGCGTAGGTATAGCCGCGCGAGTTGGAGTTGGCGCCGGTCGGGAACCAAGTTCCCACCGACACCGACGACTTCAAGCCGGTCTGCACATTGGCAAGACGCGGCTGCACGGTCTTCATGGTCGGTTGCTGACCAAGCGCGGCGGCGCAGAGGCCGCGAACTTGCCAGCCCCCGCAGTCTTGGCGGCCACCTGCTGAATCAGTTTCTTGCCACTCTCACCCTGCTTCTTGTGCAGGTAGACGGCTGCCGCAACCGCCATGCGATCCCGCCTGCCGGCATCGGCAAGGGGGTTGTTCATGACGGCGAGCATGTACTCAAGGGGGCTTCTCTTGTCACCGTCCAGGTTGCCTTCGTCTTCACCCTGATGGGCCGTGACGGCGGCGTCTGCATCGGTCGTTTTGACCTGTTCTGCGGTAACCGTAGGCTCAGCCTGCGCCTTGGCGTTCGGCGCGCGTGGCACCCCGAACTTCTTGGCCTTCGGCTTTGTCGCCGCCTTGGCGGCCGGGGCCAACACCTTTTTCGGCGCAACCACGCCGGCAGCCTTTGCCGCAGCGCGTGCCGCTCGAGCCGCCAACTTCTGCGCCTCGGTCATCTTCGGGCGCCCTGCGCCAACTCGTGGACCACCTCTCGACATTTCAAACGTCCTTCACCTTTGGTTTTCAAAGGGGCGCACCGTTTTGTTGTGCGCCGGCTATTCATACGAC